TCAGAATCCGAACGTGATCTGGCCCCACATGCGCGTCGCGTTCGTAGACGCCGTCCAGTTGTTTTGTTGGGTCCGGAATAACCGGAGGATGCCGCCACCGGCGGGAGAGACGACGACGATCCCGATCTCGTCAGCCCCGCCGTTGTCCGCGTACCAGAAAGTATTTGCTGCCGCGAACGCCGGAGTCACGTACGGGATCGCGATGCGGAGTTCGTTGCCAGGGGCGGCCACGGTCGTCGCGTCGAGCGCGAACCACATCGTCATCGTTCTGCCGACGATCATCCACTTCAAAGTGATCTGGTCGCCGGCTTCGACCGTCCACGTCCCTGCGCTGCCGGTGAAATTCGCACCGTTGTACGGGATGTCCTGCGCTTCACCCATGCCGTAGGAGCGCCCGCGTTCCGTAACCTTCGTGGTGGCAGACGACCCAAGATTGAGCGTCGCCGCTCCAGCCCCTACCGTCATCGTGGGCGTCACGCCATCGTCGAGCGCATCCGTCGTGATGTTGCCGGCCGTCCACGTCCCGTGCGCCCAACCGCCTTTCGAGTAGACTTCGACCTTCGACGCTTTCGATCCTGACGGCCCGAGCGCGTCGATCATTGCGCCGGCCTGGAGCCCCGACCCAACAGTCGTGACGTGCGAGAACAAACCGATATTCTTCCGCAACGGGATAATCCCGAAGTCGGTAAACATTCCGTAGAGATCGCCCGTGCCTGAGTCCGGGCTGGTGATCGCCAGTCCGCCAGTCACGCCCCACGAGCCTTGCGCCGAGATCCTGGCGCCGGCGGCGTCGGCCGTGAACGTTGGCGTCACGATGCCAGCCGGGGAGATGGAGACGACTTCTGTGTAATCGCCCGCGTTCGCGCCCTGCGAGCCGAACGAGATTTTCGGCGAGGCGCCGGCCGACATGACGATCCGCGTGTCGCCGTTGTGCCCGCTCACCAGATATGCGGTGCCGATCGCCCACGCGGGATCGGGCGCGTTCGCCGCGAGCTTGTCGCGCTCCACGTTGTAGGTCGTCCCGCCGACGAGCGTGAGGACCTTGATCCACTCGGCCTTGACCGCGCCCGACGCGTCGTTCGCCTGCACAAGCACAAAGTCGTTCGGCGTCATCGCCTGCCCGAAGTCGATCACAGCATCGCCACTCGCGACCGCCGCTGCGAACGCGCCCGCACTCTTGCCGATGACGTTCGTGCCGGCGAAGAGCTGCTGCACGTTCTGCGCGTAGACGGTGGAGTTGAGCGTCGAGATGTAGCCGCTCTTCCACGGATGCGAAGGCAGACCGAGTGAACCTGTGCCGGCCGGAAACGGAATCAGGTCGCCGCCCGCGAGATACCAGGTGCTGCTTCCGTCGAAGTAGAGCCACGAGTTGCCAGAGTTCCCGAAGTACGCCGCGCCTGCTGCGGGCGCACCGTTTCGAGAGAACGCGGCGTCGCCCGCCCCCGCGGAATACGCGCCCGTCCCCACCCGCAGCGAGCCGTTCACAAAGACGGTGTTCTGGAAAGTGAAGTCGCCGGCGGCGAAAGTCCCTGTGCCGACGTCCGCTGCGGTCAGCGTCACCGCCCCGGTGCGCCCAGCGACCGACGTGACCGTGCCGAGCGCCGCCCAGCCTGTCGTGCCAGTGCCCGTGAGCTTCACGTAGATGGCCGGGTTCGACAGGCTCGCGTCCGTCCGCCAGTACGTGTCGCAGGGGGATCCGGTGACGACGCCTTCGGGCGAGCCGGAGCCGCTCTGCCATCGGCATCCACCGATCTGGATGCGGTCGGCGGCGATGTCCTGCGCGAGCGCCTGCCCCTGCCACACCAGAAGCAGCGCGACGACCGCGCTACAGAATTTCAGCGCCCGGATTGCTCTTGACCGCATACCTGCCATTGGCGTCGCTCCCGTTCACCCTGAGTCGGTACGTGATAGTGGAGACCCCGTCCGGGTCCACCCACTGAATGACCTGTTGTGTCCACGCCGCCGACGATACTGCCGTTACCGTGTAGTCCACGCCGCCGCCGCCGGCCTGCGCGTGCACGATCGCCTGGACGGTTCCGAGCGCTGCGCCCGCCCGGTCGATGCCCTTCACGTCGACGATCACGCGCGCGGTTCGCCCGGCGTTCTTGCTCCAATCCACCGTCCAGTCGCGGTACTCGTACGCGTCATGCGCGCCAGCCCCGTCGACGTACTGCGACCTCGAGCCGCCCATGTCATAGGCGCCGATCTGGTTGATGATCGTCACGGACCCGGGCGGCAGCGGCGCGCCGCCGTAGACCGCCGACCCTGGCATCGTGACGGCGCCGGGTTCTTCCACCACGGTCGGGACCGCGTACGCCGCGATGTCCCGACACGTGAGCGTCACCGTGTTGTCGTCGAGACTGCCCTCGGCCAGTTCCGCCCGCGTCTTTCGGTTCGTCCAGCCGCTGTTCCCGGTCCCCTCGACGTGCGTGACACCGACGACGTCGCCCAACTCGACGTTCAGGCCGTGCATCCCCGTCTGGACGCGCACGCGGCGAGGGACGTCATGGGCGCGGGTGAGGCGATTCAGGCCGATGTCATGGGCGACCGTGGAGGCGCGCACGAACCAGAGTTCGGTGGCAGGCGCGATGGAAGGCTCCCCGCTCGCGCCGGTGTCCCGCAGGTGCAGGTTCTCGACCGCCCAGCGCTGATACAGGTAGTCTCGAGCGTACGAGTAGACGACCGCGCTGTAGTACTCCTCGACCAGGTGCGCGATCTCGAACCCGCCATCCAGGATGTCGTTCACGTCGTCGAGCGTGAGGGTCGCGGCGGCGGACGCATCAACCATCGCGATCGCGAACTGCATCGCGCGCGTGAAGTAGCAGTCGGCATCGCACGACAGGTTAAAGCGCGCGATCGCGTCCCGCAGCGTGACCTGGCCCTCGCCAAACGCGCCGATGATGCCGGCGCCGACGTAGCCGTTCGGGGCCAGCCGCACCTGGGAAATCGTCTTGGCGGCGGCGAACGATGCGCTGAGCAGCTTCGAGGTGCCGTCTGCCCAGGTCGGCGCCGCGAGCCAGGCGCCCGTCTGATAGTTGTTGAGGCCGAAGCAGCGCAGGAAGTGTTCGTACTGGTCGGCGATGGCGGTGTAGAGCGTGCCGGAGCCGTCGCCGACGCTCTCGACGCCCTGGACGTCGCACGACGAGATGTACGTGCCGTTGAGGTGCCCGGTCGCCAGGTCGCCCGACAGGTAGATGCACGTGTAGCGACGGCCGGCGATGTCGATGTAGGGCGTCCCGAAGAACCCCGCCCACCCGCCATGCCCGGGCACGAGCGCGGCGTTCCCGGCGTCGCAATAGATGTCCTGCAGGGTCCCGTTGAAGTAGTAGTGCGGGACGCTCTTGCACGCGTGTCCCGCCAGCACACACTGCAGGTAGCTGATCCCGCCGAGCGTGACGTAGCCCACCGGGATCGGATAGACCGGTCCACCGCCGCTCATGTCGCCGTAGACGATCGGTTCAGGTTGCCCGATGACCGTCGTCGCGGCGCTCGGGAACTGCGTCAGGGCAAAGAGCCGTCGGGGAATCTGCGCATCCAGCCGGGCGGCGCCGAAGACGGACGCGAGAAAGTCTTCGCACTCGAACTGAAAGCCGAACTTGGCCTGCGGCGTGTAGTTGCGCACGACCCCGCGGGCGATGATCCGTGGCGTCAGGCCGGCGCGGCGATCGACGTCCGAGAGGGCGCGGATGATGACCTCACAGTTGCGCAGCGCTCGGTTGGCCGACGCGTCATCCAGGAATCCCCGCAGCAGGCGGTCGACGTCGCTCAGCGCGAACGAGAACGTCGCGCTCGAGTACTGCCCCGCCCTGTCGGACATCGGCCGCGACCACTGCCCGAACGACAGCACGCGCGCTTCCTTGAAGCCCCCGTAGTACGCCGCGTCGTGCGCCATCGCGACGCCCGACCAGTAGTAGGTCGTCCCGCTCGGGGACACGAACTCCACCCAGGCGTTGATCGCCTCCGTGCCCGCTCGCGCCCGATCGGCCGAAAAGGTGACCTCTGGCATGGTCAGAAAGGGAGTCCTGGCGACAGCTCCTCGAGCGTGAGCGTTTCCGTATCGGCGTTGACCGAGAACTTGAGCGTCTCGCGCGTGCTGGCCAACCGGACCAGCATCGCGTCGGCGATCGTGGTGTCCCGGACGAAGACGAACGGCTTGGCGCGGCCGTGCGAGCTACGCCAGAGCGTGGCGAGCGCCGCGCGGTCGGTGTCGACCGTCGTTTGTGGCACCTTGATCGATCGCGTGGTCGTCAGGCCGTCATAGAGCAGGGCGACGCCCGCCCGGGTGCGCTGCTCGACGACCGGATGCGACTCGCCGGTCGTGCCGCCCGAGTTGAGCGCCGAGTTCGGCCAGGTGCGGACCGTGAGCGAGAACCAGACCTCGCCGACCGCAACAATGCTGGCGGCCGTGAAGACCAAGCGCCAGTAGCGGTAGCTCGGCGCCGGCACCGTCAGGTCCTGCCAGGGATTGAAGCTGAACCCGTCCTCCCGCGCCGCGAGGATCGAGAACGCCTGGCTGAAGGACGGCGCACCCCACGCGTCCGAGGCGTTGCCCTGCAGGGTAATGGCCGAGCAGCTGTGGTTGAAGACCGCCACGAACCGCATGGCCTTGGCGGCGCCGAAGTCGAAGACGAGCGAGCCCGCCGCCCCGGTGAACTTCGCGGGCTTCGCCGGATTCCCGTCGGTTATGTTCGCCGCGGGATAGGCGGCATCAATGCTGCCCGTGCTCACGGTGGGCGTGACGCCGGCCGCGAGGTTGTCGCCGGGAAGCTGGTACAGCGCGGCCATGGCTACGCCACCCCCAGCGCTTCACGGAGGACCGTGCGCGCGCCGGCGCCGAGGCCGGCCGAATCGTTTCGGCGGATGGTCCGCACGATCGGGCCCATCATCTTCTGCGCGAGGGTGTCGAGCGAGCCGGGCGCCTGCTGGATCTGGACGGAGAGGTCCTTTGCGATGAGCGCGGCCTTCAGGTCGCGGATCTCGCTCACGAGCGCCGCGGTGTCTACGTTGGCGCCGGCGGCACCAGGCGCCCCGACCAGGTCGCTCGTCACCGCGGGCGACGTCCACGCGCGGACCTGCTGCAGCGCGCCGACCAGCGCGTTCGTCATGAAGCCGACTCCGCCAATCGCTTCGCCGGCGTGCACCAGCGCGAGCTGTGTCTTCTGGACGATGCCGCCGGTGGCAAACGTGGGGAATCCTGCCCGGCCACCGCTGGTGTCGCTGCCCCCCAGCTCGCCCCACTGCGCGTCTGGTCCACCGGCATCCGAGGCCGCATCACCCGACGTGCCGGAGCGACCGATCGGGTTCGTCGAGATCGCCTTCGTCAGATCCTGGATGACGGTGATCAATTTCCCGCCGACCACTTCAAACGTCTTCCCGAGCGACAGGTCGCTTTCCTTCACGAGGCCAGCGGCCTTTGCCTGGTCGATCAGCTTCTGGGTGTTCTCGTCGACAACCGCGCCGTTCTGTTCGTGGGCGTCATAGATCGCCTGCAGGCCGCCCTTGATTTGCGCCAGCGCTTGCTTCTCGGTGAGGCCTTTCGCGATCAGTTGGTCGTAATCGTCCACGCCCTGCTGCTGCATCGCGAGCAGCGCGTCGGTGTCGGTCACGCCGAGGTTCACCATCGCGGCGTAGGTCTGTCCCCAGCTCGTGGCGGCCGCGGCCAGTTCCTTGTTGGCCGAGAGTTTCGCGCGCAGCGTGATGAGTTCCTGGACGCCGGCGTTCTGCGACTCCGTGCCGAGGTTCTGCTCGAGCGCGACCAGGTTGTCGAGCGCGGGGGCGAGTTCGTCGAGCAGCGTGAGCTGGTCGAGGCCCTTGGCGATGCCCGCGTTGTAGGACGCGAGCGCCGACAAGCCCACGCGCTCGAGCGCCGCCTGTGACGCCTCGGCGCCGGCCCGCTGGTCATCCTGGAGAGCGTTCAGCTTGGCGACTTCGGCTTGATAGTCTTTCGAAAACTGGTTCTGCCCCTGTTGCGCGATCGTCAGATTGACGACGGCCAAGCGCCACTCGTCCGTGCCTTCCTTCCCGGCCGCGGCGAGATCGTCAACGGCCTTTTGCGCGTCCGCTACGGCCTTCGCCTGGTCGAGCATTCCCTTGGCAACTTCCGGGCTGCCGATCTGGGCGTTCAGGTCGTCGATGACTTTCTTCTGCGCGGTGATCTGGTCGCCGAGCGTGCCATACTGCGCCGTCAACGGCGCCAGCTGCGGCGCGAGGCCGGTGCCGATCGTCGTGACCTGGTCATTGAGCAGGCTGTTGACCTGCTCGACGTCGAGCCCGAAGTCGTGCGCCAGGTCGATGAGCCCCTGGAACTCCTTCGACCAGATGCCGCCTTCCTTCTTCACAACCTCAGTCAGTTTTGGGAAGACGTCGTCGAAGGTCTTCTGCAGATCGTCTGCCGAGTAGTGCGCGTTCCACGTGGCGACCGCGAACGCGTCGTGCAGGGCCGCGGTCCACTTCGCCAGGTTCTTCTTGGTGACGCCGCCCGTGTCATCGATCACCTTTGCCATCAACTGGAACGTGGCCGCCACCTCGTCGCCGGCCGTATGCGCGGCGTTCGTCAGCTGGGTCTTCATCGCCTCCGAGATCGTCACGCCCCACGTCTGGCTGATGGTGTGGGCTGCGTCCTTGCCGGCCTTCGTCTGCCACTTGATGACGAGGTCGACGACGCTCCCCATCGCCGACCCGATCGCAGCGCCGGCGGCCTCGCCGACCGCCCCCCCGGCCGCCGATCCGATGGTCTTGCCGATCTCCTGGCCGATGTATTTCCCGAGCGAGGCGCCTAACACGCTGCCGACCGCAGACGCGACCCCCTTCGCTGCGCCCGCCAGCCCACCTCCGCTCGTGAAGGCGCTGACGACCATGCTCGGCACTTTCAGGAGCGTGTCGTAGAGGCCGACCTTGATCTGATCCTTGAAGCTGCCGGTGGCGGCCGCCTGCTTCCGCAGCATGTCGATCCAAGCGGTCGTCAATTCGTCGGTGGTGTAGCGGCCGGTCGCCACCATCGCGTCGTAGTCGATCTTCGCCTGCGCAGCGGTCTTGGCCAGTTCGGTGCGCGTGAAGATGCCCTGGTCGTGCAACCGACGCTCGATCGTGTCGGCCGTCCCCTTCGCCAGCTTGACCTGGTAGTCGTAGAACTCGTTGATCTGGTCGGTCTTGCGCTGGTACTCCTCGCTGTCGATGTCGTACAGGTCCTGCGCCTGGCGGATCTCGGCCTCGCGCTGCGCATCCAGCTGCGCCAGCTTCAGCGCCGTCCCGGTCAACTCCATCTCGTTGAGGCGCTCGGTGCTCTTGGCGAGATCGTCGTCGCGCTGCTTGCGGAGGTCGAGTTCCTTCTTGAGGTTGTCGGTGAGGACCTGGAAGGCGTCGGTGCTGGCTTTCTTCACCTCCCCTTCGAGCTTCAGCCAGGCCTTCTGCTGCGCCTCCTCGAGCGTCTTCTGGGTCTTGACCGTCTCGAGGTATTTGCGGACCTGGACGTCCTTCGCGCCGATCTTTAGCGCGATGTCCGCCTCGGAGACCGACTGCGCGTGCAGGACGCCGACCTCGGCCTGCTGCGCCGCGGTGAGCGGAATCTGGGCGGCGCGGATGTTCGCCAGGGCCTCGGCGTGTTTCTTCCCGGCCTCCTGGCCCTTCTCGAATTCCTTGTACAGCGCCTCGAACTGCTTGGCGGTGAACCCGACCGTCGGGGCACCGGTCTTCATCAGATCGAAGACGTCAGCCGCGCTCTGCCCATGTGCGAACAGCGCGAGCGCCGCCTGCCGGATGGCGGGCGAGAGCTTGTTGGTCGTCGCTTCGGACAACGCGTCATGCGCGAGGGCGAGCGCCGCGGACATCTCTCGCGCGCGCTCCTCCGCTGGCGTCAGATGGAGATCGATGTCCTTGCCGGTGGCGCGGGTCGTCGAGCCCAACCCGGCCAGGCCATCCGCCAGTTTGTCGCTCGCCCGTCCCATCCCGTCGAGCGCGGCCTGCGCATCGGCCGCTTGTTTGATGGCCTGCGCCGCACCCTTGTTGTCGCCGATCTTGAGGAACACGCCGGCCAATGCCGTATTGACGCCAACGCTGAGCATCAGATAGGCCTTGGCGGCATCGAGCAGTGGCCCGAGCAACATCCCGACGGCCAACCCGCCGGCCTTCAGCACCACCGAGAACGCTGCCTGTCCCGCCTCGGCCTTCGTCAGCCACTCGATGAATTGGCCGAGGATGGGGAGCAGCTTCTGGCCGATGGCGATCTGGATGTGCTCGAGTTCCATCCGAAGGATGGCCGACTGCGTCTCGAACTTGTGGGCGGCGTCGACATCCTCCTGCGACCAGACAAAGCCCATCTCGCGGGCCTGCTCGGTCAGTTCGCGCAACGGCTCCATCAGGAGGCCGAGGGCTTCGCGCCCCTGTCGTCCGAACAGACCCCACGCCCCTGCCGTGCGGTCGGCCGAGTTCTCGGTCGTGCGCAGCGCGTCGGAGATCGTCAGGAGCACCTTGTCCGCTGACTGACCCCGGATGTCCGCGAGGGACAGGCCGATCTTCTTCAGGGCCTGTTCGATCTGCGGGGAGCCGTCCCCGAGCCGACGCTGCAGCATGAAGCTGGCATTGGTCAGCGCCGTGACGTCTTCACCGAGCGCGCGCGCGGCAAAGCGCAGGCCCGACAGCGCTTCGACGTTGATGCCCGATTGCTTGGAGAGGTGATCGAGTTGGCCGCCGCTCTGGGCGGCTTTCTCGGCAAGGCCGTAGAGCGCTTCGTAGGTCTTGATGCTCGCAGCGCCAATTGCCGCCAGCATACCGACCGCCCCGACGCCGGCGACGGCCGCGACGCCGAGCGGCTGCACGAGCTTCGAGATCAAGAGATTGCCGAGGCCGCTGATCGCCGACTGCGGCGACTCGAACGCCTCGGTCAGCGTCCCCTTGAAGTCCTGGAGCGCTTTCTGGGCGTCTTTCGAATCGCCTCGGATCCGGAGGATCAGTTCTTCGACGGCCATCGGATCTCTACTTGATCGCCTGCAGCAGCAGGAAGAGCGTCATCAGCCAGCCACCCTCCCCGTCGCCGACATCGCGGAGGGCCTGCGCCTCTTCGCACTCCGCCTTCGTCGCGAGCGCCAGATCGAGGTCAAGCGCCAGGCGCGGGTGGCGGATCCCCAACAGGCTCGACGGCCGCACCCGGTACCGGCGCGCCGTCCGATCGATCTGCGCCGCCAGCGGACTGGCGACGAAAGGATTTGGCGGCCTCGACCGCCACTTGATCGATGTCCACCGTCGCCGCGAAGATGGCGAGCTTGGTGGTCAGCAGCAGCCGGCCGACCGGCACGCACCCGACCGGCGCGGGATCGTCCGCGACGACGCGCGGCTCCACGGCGGCCAGGCAGACCCACTTGTCGATGAACTGCGCGAACTCGGGGTGTTCGGTCGCCATCCGACCGACCGCGTCCGCACTCTGCCCGGCCATGCCGAACACGATGGCGAAGGCCTGCTCCATCAGGGGCAGCGGCAGGATGCCGTTGAACGCGAGGGTCGGCAGGTCGAGCTTCTTGCAACGGAGATCGCCCAGGCCGTCGATCGTGGCGACGGCCTCTGGGCTGTCGTGCTGGAGCAGCTGCTCCGCCGAGACATACGCCATCGGAGACTCCGATAGCGGAAAGGTGGACGCGCGCGACGAGGGGTCCGGAGCCCCCCGTCACGCGGCGCGCTGCCGGATACCGGCCCCTGGCGCGCGCAGGTCCTGCTTACTTCTCCACGCGGACGTACCCGACCTGGTCGCCCAGGTTGCGGGTCAGGTCGGCGAGTCCCTTCAGCGTCACCTTGAAGGTGCTTTCCCCGGCGCGGCGGAAGGGCATCTTCCAGGCGTCGCCGATGTAGCACTTGTAGAGGACGCCGATGATGAACTTGGTCGGCGCGTCCGGCTGCATGCTGGTCACCATCACACAGCCCGTGGTCGGGATGAGGATGGACGAGCCGTTGCCGAAGTAGAAGGCGCGCCCGCCGGCGACGTCTTCCTTGCCCACGTTGTCGATCGCCCACTGCAGCGTCGTGTACGTGTGCTCGAGCGCCGTGAATTCGATCGAGGTGATCTCCGTGATGGTGAGCACCTTGACCGGGGCCAGCGACTGCTCGATCTCGATCTCCTTCTTCGTGTTCTGGTAGGAGAAGATCGTGTCGCCCTGTGTGGCGCCGATGTCGCTGCCGGTCGCCGGCACGCCAGCCGTGTGCGTGATGTAGGTCGGCGGCGTCCCCGACGCGCCGGCCGTCACGCCCGCGAAGACCTTGCCCGCGCCGCCGTGAATGTTGGCGAGCGTCACTGCCATGGTTCATGTCCTCCGTCGAAAGCGCGGCCGGCTCGGCGCGCGCACGTTGCCCTGGTTCCGGTCAGTCGTCGAGATGCGAATGGAACGCCTCGACGGGGTGCGCGTCGGGTGCGGCGGTCGGCTCGTTCGCCGCCTGTGCCTCCTTGGCGATCCGCGCGTCGAGGTCCGCGAGGTCCGCGGCCTTCTCGGTGCGCAGCTGCCGCAGGATCGAGACGCGCTCGTGCGGCCGCACCTTCGCCAGTTCGGCGTCCACGTTGGTCGGGGGCGCGATCGGCCGGTCGGCCGCGTCGACCGGCTCGACCAGGTGCAGGATCTCCGGCACGATGTGCGCCGGCACCTCGACAATCTCGCCCGGCGGGACGATCCGGCCCTGGTGCGGCAGGCCGTCGCCGGGTTTCACTCTCACGCGCGCGAGTTCGATGTGCGCGATGGCCATGACGACTGCTCCTTCTGGCCGCGCCGGCGAGGCGCGAAGCCGATTACGCGCTCGGCGGCAGTGCGAACGCAGCGACGGTCAGGCTCGTCACGCCGCTGTAGCTGACCTGGACGCGCCCGTTGGCGTCGTTGTAGCGATCCGTGCGGAACGGCCCGAGCATGTAGACCTTCGAGTCGTTCGTGATGGCGACGACCGTGTCATGGGCCGTCGTGCCGGCCACGCCCAGGCTGCAGGGCTTCTGGCCGACGAAGGTCACGTTGATGGGCGCGCCGCCGGCGTTGCGGACCGCCAGGAACTGCACGCCGTTGTTGGGGAACGAATCGCCGCCGCCGGCGGCCGCCGCCAGCGCCGTCGAGTCGATCGGCACGGCGGCCGCGAGGGTGATCGGGCTGACCGTCAGAATCGCCATTGTCTCCTCCCGTTACGCGGCCGGCGCGGGGCGGTCTGCCTCGAGCACGGCCCATCCGCCCTCGACCATCGCCTGCAGGCCGGGGTCCTTGCACTTGCCCTTGGCCGTCACCTCGACGTCGACGGCCTCGCCCACGCCGAGCGACAGCGTCTGCCCGCCCTTCGTGGTGTGCTGCCAGCGGTCCCCGCCCCGGAGGGCAATGAGTCGGAACGTCATGGTGTCCTCACACGTTCTTCTGCTGCACGCGCACCGTCACGATCGCGCTCTTCACGAACGGCGTCGCCTCGCCTTGCATTAGCGGGCCGTAGTCTTCCGAGAGCACCAGGACCGGGAAGATCCCAAGGCCGCACCCGAGCACCGACCGCCAGAGCGTGTCGCGTGTGGCCCGCACCAGGCGCCGGATACCCTTGACGACCGACTCCTCGTCGTCGCCCGTATGCGTCCATTGCAGCGCGATGGTGGTCGTCCCGAACTTGACGTCGTCCTCCGGGCTGCTGTACTCGGTCCGCAGTTCGTAGATCTCGACTTCCGGGAAGACGTTGTGCTGGTACTTCTCCGCCTCGTGGACGTCGCCGATGACGGACGGCGTCAGGCCGTCGCCCTTCGACGCCTCGATCGTCGCCAGCCGCGCCGTGAAGGCCGGCGACTTGATCTGGTTGGCGAGGCTGTGAATGACGTCGTCGATGTCCATCTACCCCACCCACCCCACGCCCGAGTACAGGCTGGGCCATTCCTCGAGCCTGATGCCCTGCACGAGATCCAGCGCCGCCCGGTGCTGTGCGGCGCGCTTCGCGTTCAGGACGTCCTGCACGTGGCGCTGGAGCCCGCGGCCCATCGCCGCCATGAACAACGCGTCCACGCGGATCGGCGGGCGGGCCGGCACGCGGGTCGACGCGCCACCGCCGAAAAGCCGGCGGGTCGCGCGCGCCGCCAGGCCGCCGCCGCCGCGTTTGCGGTAGCCCATCTGATGTGGCATGGCGTAGGGGACGCGCGTGCCAACGTCCAGGCTGTCTTTGGTGGCGCGCCACACGCTGTCGGCGTGCTTGCCCGGTTCGATGAGCGAACCCTTCAGCCGGCCCTCGCGGACGAGAATCCCCTGGCCCGGGAAGTGGCGCGCCTTCCACGCGGCGTAGCGCAGATCGAGGGGCGCCCAGCGCGGGCCCGGATCGGCGCCCTCGGTGATGAAGCCGCGCCGCATGCGCTCGGCAAAGATCGGCTTGAACCAGGTCTCCCAGAACGCGCTCCAGTCGGCGACGTCCGTCCGCAGACGGTTCAGCGCCGTCACGAACGATCCGCCGTTCGGCACCGAGAGCGTGAATTGAAGCGGCACAGTCTGGGGCATCGTCAGAACTTCATGTCCATGCGAAACGGCCGCGCCTCCGGGTCGTACACGTCGTCGCTGAGGTTCGCGGTCGAACGCAGCAACTCGCCGAGCGGCTTGACGAGTTCGCCCGTCGTGCGCGGCGCGTCGGGCAGTTCGAAGGGATCGCTCGGGTCCGAGATCCGGGCGATCCAGTCGTCGAAGAGCTTCGTCCACGGGCTGCGCTGCAGCACGGCGTCGGGCGCGACGAGCGTCATACGCGCCTGGTGCGCCTGGCCCATGGCGCCCCACGCGTTCAGCTCGCGCAGCAGCGTCAGACTCTTCGCCCCGGTGACCACGGGCACCACGTACCCGAGATTGGCGAGGACCGCATCGATCCGCTCGGCGACCTGGCCGATGAAGGTCGTGACGTCGGCGTCGGGCGGCTTACTGGTCGGCGTGAACGGCGCCTGGGGCGCCAGCTTGTTCACGTCGGCCAGGGTGGCGTAATGGTCTACGGGCATCAGGCCCTCTCGGCGGCAGCCGGCGCGGCCGGCACGTGTCCGGCCGATTCGCGCGTCACCTGGACGTCGCGCGCCGGCGTTCGCCGCATCGCACGCTTACGCGTGCGCGATGTCCGCGTGCCAGTACCACGCGGTGTACGTCTTCGTGGCTGCCAGCGCGGTCGTGTTGAACAGGATCGTGTCGTTCGCCGGGTCGAGCGTCGGCGCCGCGGCTTCGCGCGCCGCCGTCCGTTCGCCGCTGGCCGTCGTGTAGACCGACCCCTGGACCGGCGCCGCCATCGAGATCGCGCCGAGCCGTCGCTCGGTGCCGAGCGCGGCGCCGTACCCGACGGAGATGGTGTCGCCGCCGGCGCCCTGCGTCGGCACCGTGATCTTCGTGACCTTCGAGAACGCCACCGCGCCGTCCTGCGTGCCGCCGGCGGGCGCTCCGGCGATCGTGTCGGTGGCCGCCTCGCCGAACTGGTTGAGCCCGGTGATGACGGTGCCACCCGGCACGCTCGCGGCATTGCCCTTCAGCCGCACGACGCGCGGCACGTCCGGCTGGGTGATGGCGGTGGTGACGTCGGTCGTACCGGCGGCCGGGAGTGCGATGGCCGCGTGGATGTCCGTGTTGCCCGGGGCCGCCGGGTTCTTCCAGGTCTGCGTGTACGGGCAGCCCTTGAGCGAGAGAAGCTCGGGCACCAGTTGCTTGAGTCCGGGTCGCGTGAACGACATGTCCAGTCCCTCCTGCTATCGGCTTGGCGCGGCGCTTGGTGGCGCCGCGGAAATCGCCGTGGTTAGGCGACGACCGAGTAGAAGAGGTAACCGCACGCCGCCGCGACGATCCGCGGATCCAGGATCTGGCTGACCCGGATGCAGTCGCTGTTCTTCTTGTCCTCGCGGTACTTGTAGACCTTGCGCGGCTGCGACTGGAACGTGTACATCAGCGACGGCTGCTTGATGGCCGGCCGCGGATTCACGTAGGCGAGCACCGCGTGCTTGCCCCAGTTGTCGCCCAGGGTGACCGTCTGGCCTTCCTTCGCGGTGTTGCGCATCGAGAGGCCGACGAGCACGCGCTCGACCCCGAAGAACTTCGCGAGGAGCTCCTCGGTCACGATGCCGAGCTGCGAGTACTTCACCATCTCCTTGATCTGAGGGTGCTGCCTCAGCACCGCCAGCACGGTGGCGCCCAGGATGAGCGTGTTCGGGTACAACCCGGTCAAGGAGCGGATCGCCTCGCGGCCCGTGATCGTCACGTCCTCGAGCGGCGTGCTCGTCGCCCCCGCGTTCCACTGCGCGGCCGGCAGCGCCGAGTAGTCCTTCTTGTTGGTCGCCGCGTAGGTGGCGAGCGCGGTCAGTGGCGTCGAGACGGCGTTCTCGACGTTGTTGAGCAGCATGTCGGTCACGATCTCGGTCGTGTCGACATCAGCGTCGAGCGGCGCCGGCGTGTTCTTGCGCTGGCGGTCGTCGATGAGCTGCTCGAGGCCGTATTCCTCGCAGGTATAGGTGGAGGACTTGTCCACCTTGTACTCGACCCGCGCGTAGTCGGCGGTCGGCGCCCGCTTGGCGTCCGGCACGTCGAAGCGCGAGTAGTCGTACGTGTAGTACGGCGCCGATTCGTAGACGACGGGAATCGTCGGCGCGATCTGGTCGGCCAGGTAGCCGGGGTTCTTGAACTGCACGCTGATGTTGGTCAGCGGGATGTTCGGGATCAGCTGGTTCAGGGTCGGCACGGTCTGTGCGCCTCACTCGCGGGTTGATGTTCCGCCCGGACGGCGGTCGCCCCGCAGGGTTACGAATGACGATTCGAGCCGCTTCCTCAGAAGCGGCACTTGACGACTTCGACCTCGATGATGTCGCCCGCGGCCGTCGAGTTGTACAGCGCGCGCGCGATGCACTCGTGCCCGGCCACCGTGGACTTGACACCGTGTCCGCTGGCATCCGCCTCGAGCCAGTCGCCCGGCACGATCGGCGTGCCCGACCCGTCGACCACGAGCTTGCTCGTGCCGCCCAGGCAGACCGCGGCGGACTTGCCGGCCGCGTTCGGGTCGTTCTGCAGGATGCCGGGGCACTGCGCGTTGGCGCCGGCGAGGTCCACTTCGTTGTCGTTCGCCGTGAACTTCACGAGGTGGAAGCGGTTCGCGGACAGGTCCGCGGCCGCCTTGAAGGTCCGGACAATCGCGGGGTTGGACTGCGCCATCGTTGTCTCCTGCTCCCGCTTGGGAGCGTCATGCCGCGAAGAAAAGGCCGCGCCACCAAACGCCGGACGTGTCCGGCGATCAGCAGAGCGGCCTTCTCTCTGCGGCCGTTATGGATCCCACCGTGACGCGGCCTGCGTCACCCTTCGGCGCGGGTCATGAGGCCGCGCCTAGTGGGTCCGTCGGTTCGTGCGTTACTCGGCGAAGCGCTGCGCGGCGCTCGCCTGTTCGGCGAGCGACACGTTCTCGGCGGACACCTGCTGGTACGCGTCCCGATAGGACAGCTTCGGATCCGCCTTCATCTTGGCCTGCACGAGCGCGTCGATCTTGACCTGCGCCTCGCCGAGGCTGGCGGCGCCTTCGAGCCCGGAGCCGCGTTCGGTTAGGTCGACGATCACCGGTGCGCTCTCGAGCCAGGTCTTGAAGCCGTCGAGATTGTCTTCGGCGAACTTGCGCGCGAACGACTTCTCGAGTTTCTCGTCGATCTTGCCGGTGCGCTTGGCGTCGGCCAGCGCCTGCTCGACATCGCGCTTCTTCAGCGTGGCCTTGACCTCGCTCAGCTCGCGCGCGGTCTTCTCGCCCGACTCGCGCAGCTGACGGACCTCGGCGGGCTCGGCCGTCGCCTTGTCCTTCAGCGCGCGCACCGCGGCGACCAGGTCGCCCTGCTTGTCGACGCCGACGATCTCGCGCAGCGCGGTGTCGCACTTCGCCGCCTCGGCGACCTGCTCCTTCATCTCCTCGATCGGCGGCACGTCCTCGAGCTCGAAGTCCTTCCCGCATTCGGGGCAGGTCACGGTCTGCTTGCCGTCCGCCATCTTTGCGGCGGCCTTCTTGAAGTCCGGCATGATCCTCTCCTTCGTGTGATGGCCGTCGTGCACGGCGGCGGGCGCGTCTGTGGACTTGGTGGCGATTCGCTCGGCGATGGCGTCGCTCAAGACGACCGGGGCCTCGATGGGATCCATGCCCTCGAGGAATGGCCGATTCGTCAGCGCGATCGCGCGCAGCGTCGGCCCGATGCGCTTCCCGGACGGCTTGTCCAGGAAGTTCAGCGCGAAGTACGGGCTGATGAACCGATACTCTTTGTTGGCGAGCCGGCGCGCGGCCGGCACGGTCCAGGCGGGCTTGGCCCAGAGTTCAGTGTCATCAGCCCGAAGCTCGAGATCCTTCACCCAGCCCGCCGCGGCGCCGTCGCCTGGCTGACGAGGTTCGTCGGACAGGTGGTCGTAGTCGAAGGGCAGTTCGGTCGGGGCGATCGGCGTGAACTCGCGGAAGTTCCGCAACATCGTCCGGAGGTCGTCGGCGGTGATGTTGACCTCGCCGTAGGCCGGGCTCTTCCACTTTGTGACGACCCGGGCGACCTGCACCCACGGGCCGATGACGAGCCCCTGACCGTCTGCCTGGCTCTCGTCCAGTGCCAGCGCGGGCAGCTCGTGGATGAAGATCACGGCGGCGGCGTCCGAGCGCATGGTCGTCATTCCCCGCTCCCGTCGTCGCTGGCTTTCGCCACGTAGATCACGACACAGCGACAGTTGTCACGCCCATCGCAATTCGGGTTCGGCGGTAGGACCTCGTTGTAGCGCGGCGAGTCGATCTCCAACTCCTCCCCGTCGCACTCCTGGCACACGTCGCAGGTATTGGCGTCGAGGATGGCGCTGTAGACGCAGTACTCGATCGCGTCCTGCAGCGCGTGGGCGGCCGCGTTCCGCCCAAGTGCGAAGGCCTCGTTGATTTCCGCATTGGCGATGTGCAGCAGGTCGCCGTCGGACAGCCCGGCGAGGTCGCGCCGCAGCGCCGTCTCGATGTCCGCAGGAGACTGGCCCGCGCGCTTCATGCGCAGCGCGACGTTGAGCGCCGTCGCTTTCAGGCGGTCGGCCGCGGTCTGCGCCGAGATGCGCGCGGAACTGCGGAGAATCGGCTTCGCGGCCGTGGCCGACGCCGGCGCCGCCAGGGCGAGCGCGTCGGCGGCCTTGATGCCCTGCTGCTGCCGGCGCAGTTCGTGGGCGACCGTCGCGGTCCCATAGTCGAACACCCTGCCCATCGCCGCGATGAGGTCGGACTCCATCTTCCCGACGAGCGGCACGCGCACCTTGCCGGGGTCGATGGCCCCGGGGATCCGCGCGACCTCGCCGGCGAAGCGGGCAATCTGTTCGGCGCGAATCGACTTCAGATGCGCGACCAGTGCGTCCCGCTGGGTGTTCAGATGCGCGGGCATCTCGCGCAGATCGAGCACCCGCTCCTCGAGCGCGGTCGGCCGCCGCCAGAAGGTCCCCGCCGCGAGCTTGACCGCGCGGTGGCGGCGCTCGCGCAGTCCTGGCGCCTCCACCGGGCCGGCCGTGGCGCTGGCGCTGGCATCCGGCCTGGGCGGGTAGCCGAGCAGGGTGCGGTTCGTGTCTTGGATCTCCTGGTCGGCTACGATGCCGCCGCTGCTGGCGAGCTTCTCGTAGGCCGAGGCGATCGCGTCGATGTTGGTCTCCTTGATGCCCGTCATGCGCATCGTCGGATAGCCGGTGACGGCGAAGTTGCGGTCGACCAGGTCCGGGATCACCTGCTTGTTGATGACCCCGCAGAAGTACTTTGCGATCGCCTCTTCGGCGTTCTGGAAGAACTGCGTCGCCGTCTGCCCGAGCGCCCGGTTCCCGCCGCTCTGCGACTTCCCATAATCCAGGAACTGGGCGAGCACGTTCACCGCGATCGCGCGATCGTGGTGCTCGATCGACGGCAGCACCTCGACTCCGCCCTGGCTGCCCCCCTGCGGCGTGAGGATGTCGACGTCGACGCCGTAGGGTTGGATTAGGTACGACTGGTCGTGCGAGACCATGTTCTCGAGGTGTACGATCAGCTCGTCGCGTTCGTCGGTCGAGAGCCTGACGTCTTTCTGGACCTTGGCGCGCGGGATGCCGACGCCGTACCGATACCCGCGGATCGCGTCCGCCTTGTACAAGGCGTCCTTGATCTTCCAGTGCTTGTAGGCGGTGCGCAGCAGCGAGATCCCCTGGTAGTTGTCGCCTTCCTGCCGGAACGTGAAGCGGACCAACTTGCTCGCGGGGATGTCGAGGAACTGGTAGGTGCCAGCCTTGATCGCCAACTGCTTCACCGAGAGCAGCTCGCCGTTCTCGTTCGGGAACCACTGCCAGATCGTCTTCGGCGGCCGCGGCGCCAGCTTCTTCAGCGCCACGTAGCCCTTCCACGGCCCGTCCTCGACGATGGTCCAGATCTTCTCGAAGAGCATGAACCCGAACGGCAGCATGAGCAGCGCCTGGCGTACGACGTCGTCCCAGTCGATGGTCATGCCATGGAACAGGTTCCACTCGACGAAGTCCGTCGCCTGCTGGTTGGTCAGTTGCACCGCCGCGTCGCCCGACGCGCCGGCCGCGTCGATCTCGCAGGCGGCCGACTGCACGGGCAGCGTGCAGACCTGCAGGGTCGCGTTCACCATGCCGTCCGATCGGCGCATCTGGTCGAGGTTGCGAACGCCCTGCGGACCTTCGAGCTCACCGAGATAGTCCTCACCGCGGATGAAGCCCGACCAGAGCGAGGTGCCAGTGCCGCCAAGTTCTTGCGCATTCTGCTGCGGCGCCTCGACCTCGCCGGACGGAAATGGCGTCGCCGGGAACGCCGGCTGGTCGCCGGTGTTCGGCGTGGGCGAGAAGAACGAGCGGACGCGATCGAGCAGGCTCATGGGGTGGCGGCAGCGCGCGGCGTCAGGGAAGTCCGACGCCGCGCGCGCGCTGTCGTTACCGTTCGGCCCAGCCCATCTCGAACTCGTAGGAGAGGCCCGTCACGGCATTGCTCGGGAACCACACCGTCAGCACCGCTGACTGCTGCGGCCCGAGAATGATCGGCGCGGTGGTCGTCACGATGCGTCCGGCCGTCGATCCGACACCGGCGCTGGCGTCGACCGTGCCGCACTGGATGATCATCTCGTCGAAGAGGACCGGGATCGTCGAGCGCAACATTCCACGAGCGACCAGACGCGCCGACGAGCCGGCCGCCGGAGACGTGATGACGGTTGTGGTCGCGTAGTAGATCTGCGCGACCGATACCGTGCCATCGTCGCCGTTGACGTTGACGGGCACGGCCAGCGTGCCGCCCGACGTGTAGCGCGCGGCGGAATCCACGACGAGACTGAAGTGCGCCGACGTCGCGGCGGCGGGCACGACCGTGGGGATGACCTTGATCGTGTCCAGGTACAGCCGCTTCGGCATCGGGTTCGTCACGATGTCGTTGTTCTTGATGACAAACAAGTTCTTCGTGACGTCGTACGCCGCGTTGACGGGGAACGCGATCGCCGTGCCCGGCGTCGGATTCGTCGCGACGAAGTACGAGCCCTCGTCCGCCAGCGCGTGCTTGCCCGTCAGGCCCAGCGACATGGCCATCTGCTCGCCGTAGCGCCCGCTGCGCACGATGCCGAGCTCCTGCCCTTCTGCGTAGGCGTTTGGCCTCACGCGCCTCACGACAGCGATCTGTGTGACGTCAACGGACATGGCTTACTCCTCTCGCGCGGCTGTGGCGCGCGATTGAGAATGACGGGGCGTGTACAAGGCAAGCGGCGCGACCTGCGCCGACCAGAGATTGGCGCACGCGAGATAGAGGCACCAGGGACAGAGCCGCCGGCCATCGGTGGCGTCGGCCATCGGGATCGCGTGGAGCGAGCAGAAGGCAGGGCGCTCGGACATTGTCAGGAACGCATGCAGATCCTCGTGACTGGAGCACGCCGTGAGACGGCACGGCGACCGCGCTTGAGCTGCAGTGTGGAGAGGAATGGGGGCGAACGATAGACACTACCGGACGAAACGGCCCCAAACGGACCGAAACGGACTCAAACGGACAGGCGATCGACGCTGCCGCGGGGGATTCGATAGTCCCCACGGACCCGCGTCGTGCCCGGCAGTTGGTCCGCTTCGATCAGTTTGTACACCGTCTTTCGGTCGACCTGGAGGATGACGCAGACCTGGCGCACCGTGTAGAAGGCGGCACGTACTTCGCGATTCCGATCGATCCGTGGAGTTGGTGTCATGGTGTCGCTCGTGCGCTCAGGAGTTGCCTTGCCCCGCCCAAGCCGCACCACTTACTGAATGTCCACCGGAGTCCGCACGATGACCTGCGCGATTCCGATTTGCAACGTCGGTGCCCCGTCGGCGCCGTGCTCGTAGCGACACTCGGCAATGATGTACTGCTTGCCGCAGCCGGTGCATGCGTTCGGTCCCGTGTTGAGCAGCAGCATCGGTCGGCCGGTGCCGCACGGACAGGTGGCCACCGCCGAGATCAGCAACGCGTGGGCCTGCGGCGAGCCGATGATCGGGACGTTCGGGTTCATACTCAGGACCTTTCCCATGTCGGGTTCCTTTCGTGATCGCGTCGATTGTGTCAGAACGCCTCTCGCAGCACGTCGCCCAATGACGAGTCCGACGATCGCGGCCGGTCGGCGCTCGGTCCCCCGCCGCGGCCGGGGTTCATCCCGAGCACTTCCTTCACGCTCATCGCGGGCGCGCCGTTGAGCGCGAGCTCGCTGAACGCGCCAGACGCCGAGTCCGCTTGGTCGTCGTGCGACGCGAACGGCACGGCGCAGATCTCGTCGAGCCAGGCCTTGATCCACGCGCCGCGCACCAGGCGCACGTTGCCCGCTTCCGCCTGCACCGCCAGCGGTCGCCAGCGAATCGACTTCTCGCCCGTGGATCGCACCCCGGCGTAATCGAATCCGGCGAGCCGCTTCGTGCGGCTCTCGATCACGGCCTTCCCCGAGCTGCCCGGCTCCTGCTCTTCCCGCACGCGCACCTCGACCCCGTCGAGCAGCGCGGTCTGCCAGATGAGCGTGTCGAGGGCGCCGGCGAGCATGCGCACGCGCTCGACGTCCTCGATGTAGTAGAGGCCGTCGTCGTCGCGCGCTTCTCGTGTGCCGACCGCCCAGTCCGGGTCGCTGCCGGCTGCCGCCTCGCTGCCGGCGCAATCCCAGAACCGGCAGCGCGCAGCCTTGATCGGCGCCGCCTCGACGATCTTGAACCACTCGCGCTTGAACATGCCGCCGCCTTCCGGCACGGGACGCTGCTGGTGCTGCGCGGCGTACGCCTGGCTGCCCATGTTCGATTTGGCCGCCGCGACTTCCTCCGGCCCGAACCGCGCTGGACAGAGCAGATCTCCAGGTGCCGTCCGCGGATCGGCCCAGCCGATGATCGTGCGGCGCTCCGTGGGCTCGTATTCGGTCGGCAGGTTCAGGTGTTCGTAGCCGGCCTCGATCAACTCGCCCGCCAAGTCCTGCTCGTGACCGCGCTGCATGATGACCACGCGGCAGCCGCGCTTCGGGTCGTTCAGCCGCGAGGACCACACCTGCCGGTACCACTTGATGACCCCGCGGCGGACCGTCTCGCTGTAGATCTCCTCGAGGTTGTGCGGGTCGTCGCAGACGATGAAGTCGCCGCCGTGTCCGGTCACCGTGCCGCCGACCGACGTCGAGATCCGATACCCGCGGCGCGTGTTCTCGTAGTGCGTCTTCACGTCCTGGTCGGTCGTGAGGTCGAAGAGCCCGCCCCACCGCTCCTGATACCAATGGCTGTTGATGACGCGGCGCGACAGCACGGCGTGCTCGGTGCTCAGGGACCCGGAGTAGCTCGCATAGAGAAACCGCAACTCGGGCCAGCGCGTCCAGGCCCACGTCGGCCAAGCCACCGACGTGCACAGCGACTTGGTATGGCGAGGGGGCACGGTGATGACGAGGTTGCGAATCTGCCGGGTCGTCACCGCCTCGAGGTGCTCGCAGATGGCGTCGAGATGCCAGCCCGGAACGAAAGGCGTCTCCGGCTCGACGATCGACCACATCGCCTCCAGGTAGGCGCGCAGCGACAGGTCGCACTCGGCGTGCGGCGCCGCTCGCTCGGGCTCGAGCATCCGGCACAAGGCCTCGGTCGCGCGCACGAAGGGATCGCCGTGTGTCGGCATCTACGCCTCGACCGCGCCGGCGGCGACCGGCTCAACGTCCACGATGTTCCGTTCCGCGAGCGCCGGCGTCGCCAAGCGGATCTGGGTCGCGACCGCGCCCATGAGCGCATCGACCCGCTTGGCATCGCCGATGATGGCCAAGGCCTCGACGCGCACGCCGGCGACAAACGCCGCCATGAGCCGCCCGACGTCCTCGAGCGTCAGACAGTCTTCGAGTTGGAGGCCGTTGCGATCGAGCACGTCCTTGACCGCGCCCAGCGCCACGCGCTCGTTCTTCGTCCTCAGCAGCTGCGCCAGCCGGCCGAGCGCGGGATCGACCATGGCGGCCAGGCGTTCCTTCGCCGTGGCCTGCACTTGCGGCGACGCGCCGCCGTGATACCGGCAGACGTTCCCGCCCGGGATGGCCGGCTGCCGGCAGCGCTCGCCGGTCTGCTTAGAGTGCGCGGTGCACCGGTGCGCCGGCGGCCGTCGCTTTCGCTTGGCCTGCTGTTCCCCCATGGGCTTCGCTTTCTCCATGGGGTGACGACCGGCCTTGCCTTTGACCATGCGATTACCTCGCGTTGCCGACAGCCGGCGCCGACATGGACGCGGCGGCTTCGGTCAGCGTCTGCACCCGCTCGAATCGGAAGCCGGCGCCAGCGATGCAGCTCATGACCTTGCCGACGGACGCGGCCCCCATCAGGTTCTCGTGCACGGCCGGCGGGACGTCGTAGTAGCGATAGACGCCCGCGGTGAATTCGACCTCGAGTACGTGTTCGCCGAGGTCGTAGCCGATGGTCTTGACGTTCGACGACGTGACGGGTTGTCGTTCCATGAATCACTCCTCCGCACTCCGCACTCAGCACTCTGCACTCTGCACTGCCCTTGTTGCTGGTGACCGTCACGGGGCCCGTCCGACGCCCGCGTGCTGCTTAAACCGCATCGACTCGATGGCCGCGGTGATGGTCTGCGGGTCGTACGTGGCGCCTGGCGGAATCTTCCGCTTCACCGCCTCCGCATCGTCGGCCCAATCGCTCGTCATTGGGATGCGCTCTCGGCGGATGATGGCTTCGACTTGCCTGGTGGTCAGGTTTGTGTCCGCTCGAGATCTCGCCGGCGGGAGGTCGTCGTCGGTGACGTCGTCGTCTTGCCCGGGCGGTCCGCCGTCCGAGTTGTCCACAGGGTGAGCGAGGGGTGCCGCGCCAGCGGCACCGCTTTTCTCTTCGTGATCGGACGGGACGGGACGGGACGGGACGGAGACCGCGCGATGTCCGCGCGGACGCGTCGCGCGCGCGCGAGGGCTCGGACAACCCTCGGACAGGTCGATCTGTCCGTCCGGACAACCCTCGGACGGGGGCTCATCTTCGGCGGCGCTGTCCGGACCTTGTCCGTCCGGACAACCCTCGGACACTGGGCCTAGCCCGAGCTTGGTTCTTCGCTCTATCTCCTTGCGCTGTCGGTCTTTCTCGCGCTGAGCCCTGACTTCGTCGGCCCTGCGGTTGTAATGGTGGTAGTCATTGATCTGCCACCCACCATCGACGCGTATCCAGAGACCGCGTCCGTTCGGCTTCGAGATCGCTTTCGCTAACGCTTCGGCTACCTCTCTTGCGCGTTTCGAGAGCGGACACGCGGCGATAGCCTCGTCAGGAATGAAGCCGTCCGTGAGATTTTCTGCGCAGTACAGCAGGCCCCACGTCGCGATCCCGAGCGCCACCGCACCGCCATCGCGGCCACCGAGCAGCCGCCCGGCCAGAGCAATCTTCGCGTGATGCGCGAGCCTGTCGTCGACCTTTGCCCACATCGTGTGTCCGCCCTTCGCGCTACTCGAACAACGTCTCGGATGCCCGCACGGCGCCGCGGCCTTCAACCACGACCAGGCGACGCGAGACGAGCCGCTGGAGGTAAGTATCCCGACTGCTGCGCCGATACCCGGTCGCCTCGTCCAGGTCCTCGCGCGTGACCGCCTTGCCGTGCGCCTGGACGAGCACTTCGAGGATGGCGCGCTCGCCGCCCGACAATCGATCGAGCCAGTACTGCCGCAGATCGCGGCCGGTCGGGAGCGGCTCGTAATCATCACCGAGCGCGGCAATGCCTCCGTCCGTGACGCTGATGGCGCCGTTCGGGTTGACGTCCACGTAGCCGCGGGACAGCAACCGCTGCAGATAGGTGTCGCGCGAAGACCGCTTGTAGCCGGTCAGCACGGTCAGCTGGTCGCGCGCCGCGCCGTCCGGATACTGCGCGACGGCCGCCAGGACGACACGCTCGCCCTTGCCGAGGCTCGTACCCTTATCCATCTCGGCGAGAGCCCGGGCCGCGGCGCGACGATCGCCAGAGAATCGCACCTTCTCGAAGCGCGGCCCCTTCGCGTGGTCTTCACCGCGTGGCGAAGCGATAGAACGCTGAGCATTTCCGCCGAGCACTCGAACGGGCGGCGCTGCGGCGGCTAGCTTCGGCGACAGCATCGCCTGAAACACCGACAGGCTCGCGCCCAGATCCTTCCGGCCGCCGACGATCGCCGCCTGCACGTGCTCCTCGAACGAGCGTGCCGCCTGCAGGAACTCGTCTCGCATCACCTCAAGCCGCGTCCAGTCGTGTGCTGTGATGACCGGCACCTCGACGCGTTCCGGTTGACGCTCCAGCGCGTTTGTCGGCTTCGGTTGCTTCTCGAGCCTGACAACCGCTGCCTTCAGTTCGGCGATCTGCCGGCGCAGTTCCTTCGGGTCCTCAGCCTTCGCCCGCTCGACGGTTGCTTTCATGGCCTCGCCGAGCGATTCGAGCTCGGTTGGCGTGAGCGCGGTCGGCTTGACCCGCTTCGCCTGCTGCGTCGGCGTCGACGACCCGTCGTAGGTCTCGCGCAGGGCGACGTGCACGCGTTTCCGGATCTGCAGCCACTGCGGCGACCACACGAACGCGTCCCCCCGCGGCAGCGACGGCAGTTCGTTGACGAGCGCGAGGTCGGCGTCCCCGTGTTCCACAACCCAGCCGCCGATCGTCTTCCGCTCCTGCGGACCGTTGGTTTGAAACGCCAACAGGACTTCGGTCTGATTCAGGACGTCCTTGTTCACCGCCTGGGGCCGCTGGCTCAGAATCGAGACGCCAATCCCGTAGTTCCGCCCGACTTTTCCGATGTCCTCGAACACGCCGACCATGCGCGCGTCGTCGCCGCGCACCATCTGCGGCAAGAACGCCTGTGCCTCTTCGAGAAAGAGATGACACGCGGTGCGCGCCGTCTTCTTGCGGTGAAAAAGTTGCTCGGCAAACGCCGTCACGAATCGTGTGCGTTCGCCCTTTCGAAACGGTGAGAGGTCGAGCACGGCAGAGATGTGCTTGTCGACCAGAAGATCCGCCATCATGGCGCCGCCGGTCATCTCGAGCGGCACGTCGGCGTGCTCCCCGCCGAAGATGTAGACGCCTTCGAATCCGGGCGACTTGCCGTCGCGGTTGAGCCGCAGCGCCCACCAGTTGCCGACCCAGTCGAGCGCGATGACCTGCGCATCGGCGCTCAGAAAGAGCTCGGCGAGCTTCATCGCGCCGTACGTCTTGCCGGACCCGCTGCGTCCGAGGAATGCGTACTTCTGCGAGACCGCTTCGTCGGCCGGCAGCGCCAAACCGTCAGCTAGGTGGAGCTTCATTCAGTCCTCGTCGAAGTCATCTTCGTCCGCGCATTCGGACGGGTCGCATTCGCAGCAACAATCGTTCGGCGCCGGCTGGCCATGGTCCTCGCCGTCGCAGTCGCACATTTGGCCGCAGGTTGGACATTCGTGCATGACGTCCTCCTTGTCACATCGACAGCCGCGGTCGGCCGGCTACTTCCCAATGAGCAGCGCACAGATGCGTTGACCGTGACGTTGGATGCGCGTGGCGAGCACAGAGCCGGCGGCTGCACGGATAGAACGCGCCGGGTTCGCGATGGTCGCAGAGAGCACTGTGCTCGTTCGTGCAACCTAGCTCTTCGCACTTCGCCACAGCGGCGCCGCGGTGACTCTTGCGCAGCGTCACGCTCGCACCTCTCCCGTGTCGCATCCAACGCACAGATAGAACTCACCGAACTTCATCAGATTCGACGCCTTGCCGCAGACCGCGCACGTTCGCTTGCCCGCCTGCGACGGTGGCATGCCGTGTTCGAGGCGCTCGTCGAGCACGGCCAGGAACCGAAACAGCATCTGCTCGATCGACTCGTTCGAGCGGAGCTTGGCCGCAGCCGTGGCCATCCTTCGATGGTCGGGACTCATTGTCCAGCCGCTGACGCTCGCGTGTATCTGTCCGCGCAATGGGTGGCCCTGCATCTTCCAGTGCTTGACCTGCGCGAGCCGCTGCCAGACGGTGCCAACCGTCACGCGGACCTCCGGTTGCGAGTCGCCCAGTACGATCGGGACGAGGATCGCCGCCGGCCGGGCGGTGTCAGCGCGTACGGCGCATCCGGCCGCTGGCCGCTCCCGGCGCCGTCCCGCTCGCCGAAATAGCAATTCGTCAACGGCCGCCCGCGCGATGTGATCGCCCAGAGATCGCCACTCTTTCCGGTCGCTTCCAGCACCAGGTCCTCGACACGTCCGAACTGCTCGACCACGCCGACCATGTCGACCACGACGCAGCGGTCCTTCCCTGGGCATGGCCGGATGCCGCGCCCGACTTGCTGGTAATAGAGCGCCAGGGAGACCGTGGGCCGCGCAAGGACCACTGTCTCCAGGCCCGGGAAGTCTAAGCCGATCGCAACGATGCCCACGTTCGTCACGACGCGCGTCCGGCCGGCTTTGAAGTCCTCGAGGACGCGGGCTCGTTCGCGATCGGGCGTCTCGGCGGAGACCGTCGCCGCGCCGGGGATCGCCGCCGCCAGGCGCTGGCTCTCCTCGACGAACCGAGTGAAAACCAGGACGTTCCGCCGCCCTTCGGCAAGGAGCCCCTCAACCGTGCGCTGCAACTGCCCTTCGAAGCCGATCTCGTGGAAGTACGTCTGCACGGACGCGTCGGTGTAGTCCGCGCCGGTACTGTTCAGGCGCAGGCGGTCGCGCCGGAAGGGCTGCTCGCGGTACTCGACGCGCGAGAGAAACCCGTCTCGGCACAAGTCCGCAATCTGCGTTTGGTGGACGACGTCGCGGAAGATGCGCGGCCGCGTCCGCGTGAGGAACCGCAGGATCGAGCCGAAGGAGTTCGACGCCAGGCGGTACGGCGTTGCGGTCAAGCCGAGGACGCGCGATCGGTCAAGCACCTGGAGGAAATCCCGGTACATCCCGCCCTTGGCATTGCAGAAGTGCGCCTCGTCCACGAGCACGTACGGGAACGGCCGGAACTGCTCCGCGTGCTTCGCGACGCTGCCGATCGTCGCGAGGGTGATCGCGCCGATCTCCTTGCGGCCGACGCTCGCGGAGAACAGCGCCGGCTGGTAGCCGTAGGATTCGAGCTTCGCGGCGTTCTGCTGCAAGATCTCCTTGTTCGGCTGGAAGACGATGCACGGGCCGGGCAACTGCGTGACGATGCCGGCGATCACCAACGATTTTCCCGATCCGGTCGGGGCAACGATCAGCCCATTGCGGCCGCGCATCCGCGGGTCGGTCAGGTACGCCACGCCGCTGGCGACGGCTTCCTGCTGGTAGGGGCGGAGCTGGTAGGTCATCGACGTGTCTGCCCTTTTCGAGTCGTTCCGCACACGTCCGTCCGCTCGCCGGCGGCGCGGTGATAGGTGAAGTGCTCGGTCGGCAGCACGAGCGCGTACTGGTCCCGTAGTTCGATGGGACCGATGAACCGCCGCCGGCCGGCATCGTCGACGATCGCGGTACCGGGTGGCAGTTGACGGAAGTGGCCAGTGGCAATGGGCACCTTCACGCGGCCGCGCATCACGATCGCTGTCGCCTCCGACCCGGTCTCACGATTCATGACCTGCATCGTCGTTCGCCTTTCGCAGCGCCTCAAGCGGCGCGACCTTCATCGACCCGTCCCACGCCACGTCGAAGCCGTCTTCCCGCTCGACGAACCGCGGCGTCCGGGGGGGGGGCAGGAACGACCGCCCGCGATGCCTTCTGGGTCCGTGGCTTTCTCGGCTTGGCGTACGTCCGGATGAACGCACGCACCGCCTCCTGGCCGAGCGCGAATGGGGGCGCGTGCAGCTCCTCGGCGATGGTCTTCAGCCGCTCGGATTCACGCGCGGTCAAATGGACGGTGAACACTCGCATGGTGGCCTCTCGCGTTACCGCTTCTTCGCCTTCGGCTTCTTAGCCTTCTGTGCGCACCGATCGCAGAGCGTTTCCGTCGCATCCGCCCAGCCGCAACCGTCTTCGCAGGCTTCGGCATCCGTGCAGCCGCATTCGCGGCACGTGCCGGGTGTCGCCGGCGTCGACTTGTCGGCCGGCTTCTCCTGCGCCTTCAGCACGGCCGCGACGTCGATGCCGAACGCCTTCGCAGCCTTGGTCCACTCGTCGCGCCGCCACCAGTCGCCGAGGTCCCCGTGCAACTCCAGCGCGGCCAGGTGCCGGAGCGCGATGTCGGGCGTCTTCGGCGCGCCGAGCTTCTGCCGGCCGTCCACGTCCGGCTTCCAGCCCGGGTCGCGCCAGGCCAGCGCGACCTTCGCGTCCGAGATTTCGTCGTGGCGGTCCTTCCCGAGCAGGTCCGCCAGCATCCCGTACAACAACTTGCCGATCTGCGTCGTCTCATCGATGAGCCGATACGCGACCTTCTTCGGCCCCTTCGGTTTCCGCGTCCTGAATCCCATCTGCCGTCTCCTTCTTGGTTGCCGTTCAACCAGCCGGTTGCATGTCTACCGTGTCGAGTCAGTTCCACTGCTGTCTCGCGCAGTACGTGGCGAGGAGGATCGCGTCCGACGTCGCCAGCGTGATGTCGAGCGTCGGACACAGCTGCTGCGCGAAGGCTTTCAGGTCGTTCTTGTGCTCACGCTTCGCCTTTGATCGCTCGGCTTGCGTCATGAGCGTGCGCGGCTTCCCCGGCGGCGTCAGGCAGCCGAGCGCCTTCTGCCACTTCATCGGGCTGACGACGACGAACGGGACCTGCAGGGCAATGAGGAAGCCGGTCAGCATGCCGGCGTGCTTCAGGAAGGCGCCGGCCGCAGCGATGTTCTGGCCGGGCATTGTGTGCACGTCCTCAATGACGGCGACGGTGCGGCCCGGCTTCACCATCTGGTCGCGGAGCAGCGCGAAGATGTCGGGGCCGGTCGCCGGCATCGCCTCGGCGAACGTGACGCCGTTGTCGATACAGGCGATCCCGCCGCCCGCCCCTGGATCGATGCCGAGATACAGCATGTCCCTACCCCTCTTCCCCGGGCTCGCGCTCGCGCCGAGGCTTGCTCTTGCCCGAGAAGTCCTTCGACTTCACGCACGTCGCGAAGTGGCTCGTCGCCCGATCGTGCCGCTCGATCAGTTCGTGGTTGTCGTCCTCGGCGTGGAACGTTGACAGCGCCACCGAGTCGGCGTCGAGTGGATGCGCCTTCCGATTCGGATAGGTGTACGCCCACGTGATACGGGCGCCGCAGCCCTTGCACACGCCGCCGTTCTGCGGCCGGGCATACACGCAAATGACCCCTGGCTGCTCGGGCATCGTCGTCCTCCGTTCACGGTCACGAGAAACGTGGGGGATTGCATGGGGGGCTTGTTCTCGTCCCATCAACGAGGTGCCGGTCTCTGCCGGCTGTCACGCCAGACGAATCGGCGGCGGCGTTTCCGCTCTCGTGGATCTCTACGCCTGCGCTTCCGCTGCCGGCGCGTCTGCGGCGTCCGTCGTCACGATCTCGACCTGCTTCGCGTTGAGCGTGATCGTGTTGCACTGGTCGCCCGGATACATCGGCTCGATGGTCTTGAGACTGACGTTGCAGTACTCCTCGCCAGCCGTGATCGATTCGACCCTGCACGGCACGTTGACGATGTCGCCTTCCTTCAGCAGCTTTCCGTTCTTGTCGTGTGGCACGTGTCGCTTCTCCTTTGGGGGCCGTTGGTGTTCCTGCGCCGCCTCCGAGCGCGGCCTATTCCGTCTTGTAGAGCCTCGCTCGGACGGCGCAGTCCTTCGCCTCGAGCAGCTTGCGCAGGGCCACGGTGCGCTCCGGGTTGCGCGGGAGCGTTACCGCGATGTCGTGCGCGAGGTTCGCAAACGGCTGCGAGATCTCACGCGGGTGCGTCGGCAGGTGGTCACACACGAAGAACTGCAGCATCGGGTCTGTCTTCTCGTCCACGGTCTCACTCCGTTCCCTGAACTGGGGTCAGCTACGCCGCGTCTTTCGGCGTGTTCCGCAGCGCTCGCTCGACAAAATAGCGATCGAGCTCCTCGGCCGACATGCCGCACCCGCAGCCGCAGGACGTCGGCATCCGCTTGGTTCCGGCCTCAACCTGGTGGCCTCGCCGCTGAATCAGGCGCCACGACACTTCGATCCAAATCGAGAGCGCGGCCAGGACGACCAGCCCGATCACCGTCCACACGGTTCACCTCCCCGGCGCGGCCTCCGCTTCGTGACCAGCGCCTCGACCGCCTCGACGACGACCAGCGCGACGAACCAGCCGCCGCAGACGCAGGCCCAGAGCCGCGCGCCGGCGACGAGGATGGCTTCGAGCGTCATGCGGCACCGACCCCTTGTGCGCGTTTCACACGCGCCAACTCTAGGCGAACCGCGGCCACACGCTCGACGAGCCTGACCGTTGGGAGCGCGCGCGCGTCCGGTGTTAATCGCCAGACAGCGAACGTGCGCCACGTAGATGCCGCTATAGACCAATGAGCGCCCTGTCGCTTGTGTCGCCGCTGTTCCCGCGATTCCAGGGCTCCGACCAATCCGAGGTCATGTCGCCGCAAACACAGTGCCGCGCGAGAAATCCCCGTGTCCCGATGTGCCTCGTAATCATCGGCCCCGCGTTCGTCGCAGCTCCGCAAGTACTCGACGTAGCGCCCCAGCTGGCTGTCACAGAACCCCTCGGCCTCGACGGCCGCGCAGCAGCTCGCGTGCGTCGCTTGTGACGATTCGCTCTCGGCGAACGGCAGGCCGGCCTGGGTGTGCACGTCAGCTCTCGCAGTCCTCGAGCGCGGAAAGCGCCCGGATCATTCGCGCACAGTCGCCCGACGCAATGGCCGCTTCGCCTTCGGCGATGTCTGCTTTGAGCGCCGCCACGCCGAAGAATCCGACCGGGCCGAGCGCCTCGTAGTGCGGCAGAATGGCTCGCACCCGATTGCACTCCTTCTGAATTCCCTCGATTAGATTCATCGCGTCCTTTCGCTTGCCGGGAGCGGCCGCTCTTCGCCTAGCGTCGAACACCTGACGGGCTCTTAGCCTCTCCAGCCACCTGGCGCCGTCCCGCATAGGGCCGACCTCTGGCGTCCGCACCGCTCCCGGCAATTCCTCACGCCGCCTGGCGCTGCTGGTCGTACGGCGGCAGTGCGATCTCCACTTTCCCGTCGGCGAACCGCAGCTGCGCGTCCGCCTGGTTCGCCACATCCATGTCGTGGGTGATCAGGTAAATCCGCTCGAACCCGGCGAGCTGCTGCAGCCGTCGCAGCATCGGCAGATAGTGTGGACGGTTCCCCGGGCTCAGCGGTCCCGTCGTCTCGTCGCGCCAGCAGGTCCGGATCGGCGTCGCGCTGCGCGTGTTCACATACGCCGCCAGCGCGTTCGCGAGCGCTTCATCGACCGGCACCTGCTCGCCGCCCGACAGGTCGCCGATGTCGCGTGGGGCCCCGCCGCGCTCGTTGTCGGTGACGAGGATCGAGAAGGTCTCCTTCATCCCGTCGCCGTTCTTGCTCTTCGAGACCCGCGCTTCCTGGGTGACGACTTCGACGGTGAACCGTGCGCCGAACGACGACAGCAGGAGGTCGTTCGTGAACGCCGAGACGGTCGGGCCCGCGTTCGCAATCTCGAGCGTCTGCAAACCGTCGCGTGCGAGCGCCTTCGCGAGCTGCTGCCACTCGACGAGTTCGGCGTCGAGCGTGCGCAGTCGGCCCTCGAGGTCCGCGAGCGTGGCTCGGCGGTCAGCGAGCGCCTGGCGCCGGCGATCGAGTTCCTTCCGTCCGGCGTCCACCCGCGCGAGCGTGCCCGTAGCCTGGTCCCACTCCCCGCGCAGCCCGGCGAGTTGGCCCTGCCAGCGTTGCGCCTGTTCGTTGGTCTGGTCGGCCGCAGCGAGTTCCGCCTTTGCCGAGTCCAGCCGCGTCTCTCGGTGCTGCTGGTCGACGTCGATCGAGCGCAGGTTCAACTCGGTCGCCTGCCACGCCTGCGCGGCCCGTTCCTCGGCCGCCTGCTCGGCCGCGGTGCGATCAGCGGTCGCCCGGTCGCGGTCCGCGATCAGTTCCTCCTCGCGCGCCAGCGCGCGCGCCTGAATCTCCGGCCTGGCGGCGTCGGCGGTCCGTGGCGCCTCGTCCCGCTTTCGCCGCAGGTCCTCGAGCCGGGTCTCGGCCTCCGCCACCTTTGTAACGAGCGCCGCCTTCGCCTGGTGCTTCTTCTTCGCGGCGTCGAGTTCGCCGATCGTCGTCGCGATGATCGACAGCTGGTCAGCCGCGGCATGCAGGTCGGCGTTGAGAGTTGACAGTTGAGAGTTGAGCGACGGCACGGCGCCGGCTTTCTCGCGGAGGGGCTCGATCCGGCCCTTCGCCGCGATCGCCTGCACCAGGAACTGGCAGCCGGCATATTCGCCGCTCGCCTGGCAGGGGACGTCATCGACGAGTTGAGCGTCGGCCTCGGCCCGTTTCAGGTCCTTCTCGGCTGTCTGCGCGTCGTACAGCGCGGCCTGCACCGCTCGAGAGGCCGTGACGATCTCGGACCGCTTGTCCAGCCAGCGCGCCTGGTCGTCGCGTGCTGTGCGCAGGTGCTCGTCCGTCTCCTCCACTGCGACGATCGCCGCCTTGATGCCCGCGGCGTCGGCCAGCAACGCCTCGTTGTTGGCGATCCGTTCGTCGAGGTCCTTCAGTGTGGCGGCGAGGTCCCGATCGAGCTTGTCGAGTTCTACGCGCAGAGTCGCCGAGTTCTTCTGGGACCGGGCTTCGAGGTCGCGCATCGCGCGCGCGTGGGCGTCGGCGAGCCGCTTCCGTTCATCAACAAGCCCCTGTTCGGCGGCTTTGCCGGCCGCCTCCACGCGCTTGCGCTCCGCCGCCGCGGTCGCGAGTTCGGTTTCGATTGCCCGGACCTTCTGCAGCACGACCGCCCGAGCCGCCACCTGGTCCTGCACCGTGGCCAGCTGCGCCTCGACGTCCGCAATCGATTGCGCCAGCGCGGTGCGCCGCCGCTCAGCCCCGGCCGCCTCGGAGTTGAGCAGGGCGCCCTCCGTGTCGAGCGCGTCGTCCTCTGTGGGCCTGACGTCCCGCTCGAGGATCTCCCGCTGCGCCAGCATCCGGCCGCGTCCGGCGTCCACGAGCCCGGCTGCCGTCTTCGCCACCTGGCTCATCGCGTCGAGCCGCTCGAGGCCAAGGAACTTTGCGAACAGGTCCTTGCGCTTCGACTTCTCGAGGCTACTGAACCGCCCGCTGCCGTCCTGCGCGGAGAACGCGGACGCGGCGAGCACTGCGCGCGGCGGGAAGATTCTCGCTATGCACTGGTCGTACGTGGTGACCTTGCCGTCGTTGAGCACGGTGCGCGTGCCGTCCGGGTCCACGCGGACGATGACGGCTTCGCTGGCGCGCTTCACGGCGTCGACGTTGAGCCGGCACTGATAGACGGCGCCTTCGAGATCGAACGCCGCTTCGAGGTAGCTGTCGCGGTCGTGGGCGTAATCGCTGATGTCCTTCGAGCGGGTAAAGAACTGGCGGTAGAGGCAGGCGAGCGGCGCCTCCAGGAACGTGGACTTCCCTTCCCCGTTTTCGCCGACCAGCGCAATCAGGCCGCTCGGCAGCTGCGTGCAGTCGACAGTGACGGCATCGGCGTAGCGGAGGACGCCTCGGATGGTCAGAGATAGCTGCCTCACGCGGCACCTCCGTTCTCGCGCGGCGTTTCGGCATTCACGATCGTTCCGGGGACTGGCCTGGCGGCGTTGTATTCGCCGTCCCACGCGAACATCGGCTTCAGATCCAGCGCCACGCAGACGTCGAGGTAGTGCGCGTACAGGTCCTTGTCGTTGTAGAACGCCACGTGACACTGCTCGTACCAGCACTTGAACTCGCCGAGCAGCGTCATCGCCTTCGGCCCGCGGTGCGCGCCCTCCGCACCCCGCGCCTCCAGCATCGCGTCGGCCAGCAGGTATGCGCTTCGCGCACAGGTCCCGGCCCATTCGCGGTCGCCCTCGCTGTCTGGTTCGTTCGGGCCGACCGAAATCTCGGAATTGGCCTGGAGGCCCATCATCGACATGGCGGCGAAGTGGTCGCGCAGCCTCATGCCTTCGTCAGCGAGCGGCACGTTTTCGGAGACCGGGAACGCCGGCCCGCCATCGTGTTCGTATTTCATGCGGCCACCTCGTGCTTCTGTCCGCTCTCCATGTTGGCGACCAACGTCGCGACCGCCGAGAGCACGTCCGGGCCGTCCCGGTGCTCGAGGTCCGCGAGCTTCTGCAGGACCGTGGCGGCGACGTTGCTGCCACCGTTCGCGCGCGACCAGGCGTCGATCTTCTCGGCCAGCGTCTTCGCCGCCGCGACTTCCTCGGAGCGGAGGCCGCGGTCGGGAATGGCGACGGGTTCGAGCTCCAGGCGCGCGGCGCCAGCGAACTGCGCGCGGACGACGTCCTCCGCGACAATAGACCGCTCCGACGCGGGGAAGCGGAACCGCACCCGCACCTCACATCCGTCCCACGTCGACGGGGCGCCTTCCATCTCCCCGCCGGGCCCGCGCGTGGCCCGCCAGGTGAAGCCGTATTCGCGCGTGAACTCGCCCTCGACGTGGTACAGGGCCGGCGTCTGAATCGGCACCGACGTGACCGACGGCGGCAGCCTGGCGCGATCGTCGAAATACTCGACGAGCAGGAATCGCTTCTCCTCCAGCTCGCCGAAATTACAGGGCGCCACCGAACCGCAGTACCACGCCTGCGCGCTGTCGAACTGTTGCGGCTTGTGCACGTGGCCGAGGATTTTCGGGAACGGACCGAGCAGTTGGAGCGTCTCGCGCGAGATCTCGATCTCGCGACCGATTGAGGGTTGAAAGTTCGACAGCGTCGCGCCGGCGACGTTGATGTGTCCCAGGAACAAAGGCAGGTCGCCGCACCGCATGACGCCGTCCTCGATCTCCGCCGCGAGTCCCTGGAGGATGTCCCCGAGCGCCGCACCGCCGGCCTGCTGAGTGTCGGCCGCGCTCGCTCCGGCAGCGATGAGGCCAGAGCGAGCGGGATACGGCAGGCAGCCGACGATGGCTGTGGCGCCCGTCGGGAGCGGGACGCGGAGAGTGCGGGGGCTGACGACGACATAGATAGGCCACGCGGCCGCGAGCCTCGAAAAGATCAGGCTGTCGCCGGGAACGCCGTGGTTGCCTTCCACGCAGACAATCGGCGCCCGGGCGGCCATCCGCTGGAACCGTTCGGCGATCGCATTGCGGTCATCCACGGACGACCGCTGATCGAAGAGGTCGCCAGCCTGGAGCCAGAGGGCCAGGCTCGGCAGGGACAGACCGTAGTCGATGATTGAATCGAGCGCGGCGACGTACGCGGCGTCGCGGAAATGTCCGCTCCGCTTGTGCACGTCGCCGATGCAGACGATCTGGTGCGTCATCGGCGCGCCTCAGTACTTCCCGCCAGCCGCGGCGGGCAGATCGTCGTCCGTCACGCCAGCGTCCTCGAACAGCCCGGGCTCCCACGGTTTCAGTTCGGTGATGACCTGGCCGCCCTTTTTCCCGGGCTCGTCGACCATCTCCACGACAATCTTCTGGTCGCGCGCCTTCTCCGCGAACTTGCCGATCGCCTCGTCGAAGGTGAACGCCTCGCGGCCATCGTCGAGCGTGACGAAATACCGCGTGTAGGGGCGTCCCTTGTCGGCCGTCTTGCCGCTCTGCGCCTCCACCTTGACCACGACCGGGCCGTTCGGCTTCTCCGGCTCGCGGCGCTGCTCCTGCTGCGCCTGCCGGGCCTGCTGCTGCGTCTCGGCCGGTGCCTGCCGCCCCTGACTGGTCTCGGCCGCTGTCTCGCGCACCGCCTCGACGTCGATGACGTCCGGCTCGGGCCGGCTCGCCTGGGGGTAGAGGGCCGCGGTGCCCATCAGCCGCCGCTCGGTGACCATCCGCGCCTGCGCGGGGTCGTTCATGTTCGGCTGAAAGGACACGCGGAGCGCGACGAAGGGCTTCTCCAGGTCGCGCGCGTCGTACTTGCTGGGGATGCCCCACGTGTCGCGCGCCGCGGCGTTGCACGCTTTCGCTTCGCACAACCGGAGGCCGAAGCGTCGCGCCTGTGCGATCTGCCCTGACTTCATCCCGGCGACCTGCGGGCTGCCGTCGCGGAGATCGACTTCGGCGGTCCGCTCGATCACGCGCGCACTGCCGTCGAAGTCGGTGTAGGTCAACCGCGCGCGCATCTCCCAGTAGTTCGGGATCGTGCGGTCGTCGGTGCGGACCGTCGTGTAGGAGGCGCCGGCGGCAGAGGCGATCTTGTTGAGCGCCACCTTCGTCAGCGACCGCTCGTTCTGCCCGCGGTGGAACAAGTTGCTGTGGTACGTGTCCACGCCGATGCCCTGATCGTCCACGCGCGGATCGAGCACGACGACGGACGGCGCGATGACGTGCTGGGGCGCGAGCGCCGAGATGCTGACCGCCGGCGACAGGACGTGCGCGACCTGCTGCCATTCGCGGATGCGCTCGGCGAGCTGCTGCGGTTGCGTGATCTGCATGGAGGCCGTCTTTTCGAGCCGTGCGAGTGCGGTGGTGTCAGCCACGGGTTATTTCTCCTGTCTCAAGGCGTCGGCTTGCCGGCGCCGGATCTTTTCGTTTTCGCGGTCCGCCTGGTGGCGGGCCCGTGCTCGATCCGCTGTCGTGTTCCGCTCCGCGCGCCGCACGATCGCGGCGAGCCGCTGTCCGTCGCGCGCGTCGGCGACCCGCTGCAGCGCGTCCAGGTGGCTGCCGACTTTCGCGAGCGTCTCACCCACGAGCGGCCCCTTCTTGTTCGCGCGCGATCGCGAAGCGGAGGACGCCCTCGGCGGCCTGCACACCGGCGTAGATCCCGAGCGGCTGCCGCTCGACTTCCAGCGTGAGCCAGGCACACACGCGCGGATACCAGCGGCCGAGCATCTTGGCGGTGAACCAGGAGACCTGCTCGCCGAACTGCGGGGAGCCGGGCCTCACCGGGCGCTGCTCGTGTCCAGTCAGCTCGGACCGCACGAGGATCGCGCCCTCCGCGTCGCAGATGCGCGGCGCAGCCAGGCCGGACCGCGGCGGCAGGACGCCGAGCCAGAGCCCGAGCGCCGGGTCGAGCTCGCAGAGCGGCAGCGCTTGGAGCCGCGTGGCCGGCGCCCCGTGGACTTCGACCGCCATCTGGCCCATCGCGACCGCGGTGTGCATGAGTTCTTGTGTGAGTGCTGAGGATTCGTGTAAGATCGTCACTGCTTCGTTCCTTTCGATTTGCGGGCCGGCGCTGGTTGTGACAGCAGCCGGCCCGAGTTGTTTCCGCCTACCTTCGGGTCATCCACGCCGCCACGATCACGGCCACCACGAACGCGCGCCAGAACCAGACAGCGCCGCGGCCCGCAAACGTCGGTTCCCCAAATGCGAGCGAGCAGCCACCTTCCTTGCGCCACGTCTCGTAGCGCACGACCCGCCGCGCGTGCCGCAGCAACCGGATGGCGTTCGTGATCGGCCAGCCCTTGATGCGCTCGACCGGCCAGCCGTCGCGCCCAACGAAGACGAGGCGGTCGGCATCGAGACAGGTGCAGTCGTTCGCATCGAAGAGAAACCCGGAGTGACACAGGCAGCAGTGGACGTCCCACGCGTGGCCGTGTTTGCACACCATGTCGGTGGTCACCACTGCGTCGCAGTCGGTTCCCATCTACGTCCTCGCCTTTCAACAACCAATCCGGACGTACCACGTCTTGATGCAGGTCCCGACCAGCGGACCCGGCCAGGGCTTCTGCTCGCGCTGGACCAGTCCGTGCTTTACCGCCCACGACAGCCTGCGTTCGTCCACTGGCGTGAGTTGCCCAATGCTGGCGATCTCCTCCCGGCCGGCGAAGATCGCCAGCAACTCGGTGATACGCTCGCGATGACGGCTGCTCTCCATTGCTCGCTCACTTCCCGTGAAACCGAATCCGCGGTCGTCTGCCGTCGAGCGCCCAGCCCGGCGACTGCCAGCCGCAATCCGTGCAGCGTTGGGCCATCCGGTCCGGCGCAAAGTCGTAGACCAGTGCGTGCCCGTGCACCGCGCCGCACCACCACTGCCCGACCGCGCGCGTGAGCCGGGCGAGTTGCCCGGTCGGGTGCGGTCCGGCCTGATTGCCTACCGCCTCAACCCTCGCCCGGCTCACGCTCAGGGTCGTCATCGCTTCTCCAGTCGCGCGCCTTCGCCGGGCGCGAGCAGATGCCCGAACCGCTCCCGCAATTCGTCGGCGTCCTCGCCCACCAGGTCATAGACCGACACGGCGGCCAATGCCGGCACGAGCTTGCGCGTGGTCGCGAACGCCTCGCGCGGGTCGCGCGCGTAGACGTAGTAGGTGCCAAGCGGCGTGCGGTTGATGTGCAGCGTCATGAGAAGCGCCTCTTCGCTGGCGCGGGAAGATCCGCCGCGATCGCGGCAGACTCTCTCCGTGGAAATCTCGCCGGCCGCCGGTCCGACGTCGCCGGCGCGCGGTGCGCGTCGATCCACGCATCGAGATCCGCGAGCAGGAATCGCAGCCGGCCGGACTTCACGTACCGCTCGCGCTGCCCGTCCGCGGCTTGCCGCTCCATCACCCGCCCGTCCGTCCGCACGCAGGCGATGCGCCCTTCCTCGGCGAAGCGATAGAGCGAACTCACGGGCAGCCCGAGGTAGGCGGCAGCGTCGGTGGCCGAGAGCCAGCGGCGCGTCATCGGCTCACCGCCTTCGCCATCCGGACCTTCACGCGCACGAACTGCATCGCGGCCTCCGCCAGGCGCGTTGCCGCGAGCACCGCCGCATCCTCGCGTTCGACGTGCGCGCCGCGTTCGTGCGCCATGCGATCGAGGTAGTCGAGCACGATCGAATCCGGGAGTTGATCGAGCAGGGACAGTGGGAAGCCTTGGACGCCGCTCGTGAGCCGGGAGAACTGGGCCTCGCTCATCCTGCAGTCGCTGGCGAGCGCCTTGCGCGCCGTCCCGCCGGCATCGATCGCGTCATTGAGGCACCGCAGGGCGAGGCGCTTGTCCTCGCGATCGACGAGCGCCGCGTCCGGCTCCTCGTGGTAACGCGTGGTAAGTGCATTCCCTAGCGTTGCGGTTCTCATTGGCAGATCCTCGTGCTCGTGAACCTCAGCAGCCCTACCCCACCGGCGCCGGTCTCATCAGCCGGCGCTGCCCACCTACGCGGCCTCGCTGGCGCGCACGCGGTCGATGTACTTCCGGATCTTCGCGAGCGTCCTGTCGTGCATCTTCGGGTTGGGCGTGTTGAGGATTCGATAGATCGCCTGGCGCGTGACGCCGTGAATCTCGCGCGCGAGATCCTCGTACGTCAGGTCGCGGTCGATCCGGATGCGGTTCAGTTCAAGGACTTCGTTCAACACGATGGCAATCTTAAGGGCGACCTTACGTAATGTCAATAGACAAACGGATAATATTTTACGTGATGGCAAGTGCCTGAAGTCCCTAGACTTAGCGGTCGTGACTGCCGCAGAAGTGTTGATCGCCCTGAAGAAACTCCGCGAGGACGAGGGGACAGACATCGCGGTCGCGCGACTGCTGCACGTGCAGTCAAATCACGTCCCACGCATGCTGGAGAAGGCGCCGGACGACTTTCACCCGCAGACCGCCACGTGCATTCGGATTGCGGCCGCGATCGACCGCCCGGCCCGCGACGTGCTGGAGGCGCTCGGCCAGCAGGACGTCGCCGACGCGATCGAGGAGTGCTATCGCGAGCGGCCCGTGCAACCGAAACAACCGTCGATCACGCTGCCGCGCGAGGATCAAGCCCACCTCGCTCAGGAGCTGCAGCGCTTACCCGACCCCATCAAGGAGGCCCTTGGGGCGCTCGTCCATGCGCTGGCGGCGGAGCCTCGTGCTCGTCGTCGGAAATCGACCGGGACCCGTCCCGCTATTCGAGCGGGCAAAGAAGACGTGTCCGATCTGCTTCAGGTTGAATCAGATCTGGAACCTTCTGACGCCGAGCGGCCGGCGCATCGTCCGGGAACTCGTGCGGGAGGCGCATCGAAGCACAAGCCATAGACTGTAACTGGCGTTCGCCAGATTCCCCACTCAGGAGGGTCGCCCTTGGGTGGCTCGGGGAGGCCTGGCAACGACGAGGAGAAGGACCATGACACGAGCACTCGTTGTTGTCGTCGCTGTGCTGCTCCTGGGGTCAGCATGGACCGCTGGCGCACAGCCACTCACGGACGATCAGATCGCCGCCATCATTCGCGACCCCGGCAAGGCCGAGCCTGGGCTGCACCTCGATGAAGCGTTCAATCTCGCGGCGTCGGGATTCGTCATCGACGTCTATTCGCCAGCCGCCTGGCTGCGCCTGCAAGCACAGAAGGCGAAACGGGAAATGCGTCCGTTCACACCAGCGGATGTGGATGCCGAGATGCGTGCCGACGTGTGGCGCGTCAAGGCCTTTCCGAGTATGCCGCGCCGACTCCACGACACGATCGCCGTCTCCTCGGTCTCCCACGTGGTCATTCGCGATAAGTCCGCAGCAACCGTGATCCAACCCCTGACCAAGTCGCCGTTTCCGCATTCCGCACAGAATGCGCTCGGCGCGTCAGTCAGCTATGACGGCTTGGATGCTGGCTTCCCGGGTGAGGCGGTGCGGGGGTTATGGGGCGAACGGTCGGACCGTCCGTTTTGGATCTCGGTCATCGGTCCCGATTGGAAATATGATTTCGAGATCAAGCCGAAGCACTTCGACAAGCTGAAGTGACGGGCATTGCGCTGGCGGGGCTCGTCTTCGCGGGCCTGGCTGCCGTCGTCGCAATTGCGCGCCGGCGTGCACGGGCGCATGCTGCGCCAATAGCCCGGCCCCCGTGTTGCGTCGCTGAACTTATTCCGCGCGCGCAGACCTGCACGTTTCTTGCGCTTCCGGACGCGTGCGACGCGTGCCGGGAATTCGACGGAGAAGCTGTCGTCATCGGATCGTCCCGGTGGAAAGAGATCGAGCCGCCATACGCCGGATGTACGAGACGCGGCGGCTGTCGCTGCGTCTATTGCTACGTGACGGTTTCGTTGCCGCCGTCGCACGAACAGGCCAGACGGCGGAAAGATGACGAGCGTTGGGCGGCCGTCGGAGCGATGCGGGCGGCTTGTGGTCTCGGCGGCTACGCCAATCTGAAAGCGTGCATCGAGAACGTGGCGAAGTCCGACGTCAGCGGATCCGAACTCGCCTACGCGTATCGTCGACTCGGCGAATGCGCAGAAGCGGAAACCCGATTCGCCGAAGCGATCGAGTCATACGAGACAGCCATGGGGCTGGACCCGAACGTCGGCGTGAAACGTCGCCTGAGCCGGCTGCGCAAGAGTCGATGACGCACCTGCTCACGTTTCACCGCTCGGTCGTCCGCGAGATGAACGAGGACGCGGACGATCCGTGCCTCTGGGCGCACCTGGTCCGCGGCGACGAACGGCGCGCGTACGAGATCTACCCTGGCGTGACGTTCGCCGGCTGGCAGGCCCGCACCGAGGTCAACGGCGTCGAGCGCGGCGGCATTCACGTCAAGCGGGAGAACGTCCTCGCGAAGAAGACGGCGTGGCTCGCGGAGATCAAGCAATTGCGATCCGCGGGATGGCGCGACGTGAAGGCCCTCGAGGATCAGGGATGAACCGACTCTACTACGGCGACAACCTGGACGTGCTGCGCGAGTGCATCGCGAGCGAGTCCGTGGATCTCGCGTACCTCGACCCACCGTTCAAGAGCGACCAGAACTACAACGTGCTGTTCAAGGCGCACGACGGCGCCAAGGCGGCCGCGCAGATCCAGGCGTTCGAGGACACGTGGGAGTGGAACGAGGAGTCCGCCCGGGCGTGTGCGCACGTGATCGAGTCGGGCGGTCCGGTGTCCGACGCGATGCGCGCGTTCCGGACGTTCCTCGGCGACAGCGACATGATGGCCTACCTGGCCATGATGGCGCCGCGGCTGGTGGAATTGCGGCGGGTTCTGAAGCCAGCGGGAAACATCTTCCTGCACTGCGACCCGGCCGCCAGCCACTACCTGAAGATGCTCATGGACGGGACCTTCGGGCCGGAGAACTTCAGGAACGAGATCGTCTGGCACCGGACGGCGGCGAAGGGGTTGATGACCCGCGCCCTCGCCGGCAATCACGATGTCATTCTCAGCTACCAGCGCAGTGCCGGATCGACGTGGAACACCGATCAGATGTTCACCGCCTACGACCCGGACGACCTCGATGAGAAGACGTTGGACAAGTACTCGGCGACCGATGCGACCGGCCGGCGCTACCAACTCACGAGCCTGTTGAACCCCAACCCGGATCGCCCGCATCTGACTTACGAGTTCCTCGGCATCACGCGCGTCTGGCGCTGGACGAAACCCCGCATGCAGGCCGCCTACGAGGCGGGCCTGGTCATCCAGCCGCGACCCGGAGCGGTGCCGCGGTACAAACGATACCTTGACGAACAGCGGGGCAAGCCGTTCGGGGACGTCTGGACCGACATCCCCCCGATCAATGCTCGAGCCCGCGAACGACTCGGCTACCCGACGCAGAAGCCTGAGCCTCTGCTCGAGCGCCTCATTCAGGCGGGCAGCAATCCGGGAGACGTCGTGCTCGACGCCTTCTGCGGCTGCGGGACGACGATCGCGGCCGCGCAGAAGCTCGAGCGCCAGTGGATCGGCATCGACGTCACGTTCCTGGCGATCAACCTGATTCGACAGCGCTTGCGGGACCAGTACGGGCCTGACGTCGACGCCACGTACGAGGTGATCGGGCAACCGACGACCGTTCAGGATGCGGCGAACCTGGCCGCCGAAAAGCCGCACCAGTTCCAGTGGTGGGCGACGGGGCAGGTCGGCGGCCGCCTGGCCGAACAGAAGAAGGGCGCCGACCGCGGCATCGATGGCCGGATCTTCTTTCACGATGAGGGTCCGAAGGGACCGACCAAGCAGATCATCCTGTCGGTGAAGGCGGGACACCTGAAACCCGAGTACGTCCGCGAGTTGCGCGGCGTCATCGAACGGGAACAGGCGGTGATCGGCGGGCTCTTGTGTCTCAACGAGCCGACGAAGGCGATGCGCCGCGAGGCAGCCAACGCCGGCTTCTACAAGTCGCCCTGGGGCAGCGAGCACGCACGCCTGCAGATCCTGACCGTCGCCGAGCTGCTCGAGGGAAAGCGCATCGACTACCCAGCCGAGCGGCAGACGCAGGCCACGTTCAAGCGGGCGCCTCGCGCGGTGAAGGAACACGAGCAGCCGCGGCTCCGCGAAGCCGAGGACGTGTAACACAAATCGTCAGCGCCACGGATCAGGAGATCGCGCCAGCCGTCACTCGAGCGGTCCCAAGCCAGCCGCTCAACAGGGGAACGTCATGAAACGACACTTGCGTTCGCTCCTCGTTGTAGCGTCGGCGCTGGTCATCCTCGGCACGCTATCCGGCCAGGCGCTCGCGAAGCATGCTGGACCGACGCGATCGCCGGCCGCGGTCGCTCCGGCCGGTCACGGTGCCGTCGCCATCGGTCAGGCGAAGACGGCCGACAACGGCGACACGATCGTCTACATCACGAAGACCGGGAAGAAGTACCACGCGGACGGTTGCCGCTCGCTCGCCAAGAGCCGGATCCCGATCAAGCTCCGGGACGCCGTGGCGCGCGGCTTTACCGCGTGCTCGATCTGCAAGCCGCCGGCGCTGACAGCGGGTCAGGAGGCTGCCGTCCCTCCGACGGCAGCACCGCCGGCGCCGGCGGCTCGCACGGCCCCCGCGCAGGACAACGGCGACGTCACGGTCTACATCACGAAGACGGGCGCGAAGTACCATCGGGCCGGCTGTCGGTCGCTGGCTAAGAGCAGCATTCCGATCAAGCTACGCGAGGCCGTGGCGAAGGGCTACAGCGCCTGCAAGCTGTGCAATCCGCCCGCGTTGACGAAGAAGTAGCGGCCGATCATGAACAACGAAACGGCGGGTGCCGACACACAGAGCGCGCCGCGCAAGACGCCATTGCCTTGGTGGAGAAGCCTGACGGTTCAGATCGTCAGCCTTGCTCTGGGCCTAGGTGGCATCGCCGCCACTGCGCTCACATACTATTTCCCTCCACGGCCCCGGCCTGTCTTCATGATCGATTCCGTTCGCGCAACTCTCGTCGACGCCGAGCGGGACACCGGCTTGACCCTGCTGTTCAAGGACCGACCTTTGCCACCTGGCTCGAAAATCACCGCGGTGCGAGTCTATTTCTGGAACGCGGGGCGCAGTCCGATATGGGCCAACGACGTCCTGCTGCCGGTGCAGTTGGACGTGATGGACGGCGCCGAGATCCTCTCGACGAAGGTCTTGAAGCCCTCGCGACAGGAGATCGGTCTCCGTGTCGAGACGGATGCGCGCCGGGTTGTGCTGGGGTTCAAGGTCCTGGAACCAAATGACGGGACGACGATCCAGGTCTTGCTCCTTGGCACTCCGTCTGCCCGCCTTTCAGCTGCCGGTTCGGTAGTGGGCGTCGGTTCGCCGATAGTCATTACCCAGGGGGCTTCTGAGAACGATGGCTCTTTAGCCAAGGCTTTCTTCATGACGCTCGTAGGTATTCTGGCTGGCGTTGCTGGCTTCACTCGAGCCACCTGGGTCACCCCCCTTCCCGGACGCAGACAGCGCGCCCTGCTGTACGTGACCGCGACGGTCACTACACTGTGCGGCATCATGCTGCTAGTGGTGTTGTTCTTACTGCAGACGACTCCACCGCAGCGATTGCTCTAGTCGACGGAACCGAGATGACGAATGACGAGCGCTGACACGGTCCTGTGGACGCTGACGAAGAACGGTCACCGCATGGAGGCCGTACAGCGCGTCGTTCGGGATCTCGGCCTCGAGCTCCGGTTCTCGATCGATGGCGAACTGTATCACTCGCAGATCTACCGCAACGGCGGGGACCTGCTCGACGCGGCCAAGGCGAAACGCGTTGATGCCGAGGCGAAGGGATGGACAGCGCCGCCGTCAGCCGGCTGACGCGGCTACCGGCGGATCAATCTGCGCACCGCACGGATCAGCTCGTCGACCGTGAGCGGCTTCGTCAGGACAAGGTCGGCGCCCGCGTCCTTCGCCGCGGCGAGACCTGGCGCGTCGACCCAGGAGGTGACCACGAGAATCGGCACGGTCTCCATCCCGGAAAGCGATCGCAGGCGACTGCAGATCTCGGCGCCAGGCGCGTCGGGCAAGGCGAGTTCGGTCACGACGAGGTCGGGGGTCACGCGCGCGATGGCCGCCTGCGCCTCCGCCGCGGTCGCCACGGCGATCGGACGGCAGTGGATCAAGCGTAGGACGCTCTTCCACATCTGGCGTGTGTCAGCGTGGGGCTCGATGACGAGGACGATCGGACGACGACGACGCGACGACGGGGATTGCATCCGAGATCTGATGATTGCACGGTAACGGTCGGGGCGGCGCGCTCCGTTGCACAGAATATTTGGCTGTCCGGAACGGAGGGTGTCCGTGACGAAGACCGAGTCGTGGGGCATCTGCTTTCCGCTCGACGAATTCCAGGCGATGACGCCGACGGGGCGGACGCAACTATTGGACGCGCTGGCTCCGTTCGGCGCCCATCTCTCGCTCCCCCGCTGGCCCTCGCCGGCGATGTCGAGCGGGGACGTTGGTGACGTCTGCATCGCGGTGACGACGGCCGATCAAGCGGCCGCGGTGAAGCGCGTGCTGCTGTCGTTTGGCCTGTCGCGCGCGACGCTGCATCGACTCGACGAGACGGCATCGGAGTGACGGATGAACGCCAATTATCCGGAGGCAACCATGCTTGTGGTAAATGTTCTTGCACTTGCAATGTCGCCGCTCGTCGCCGTTCTGGTGTCCATGTACCTTCAGAGTCGGCGCGATAAGCGCAGTCAGAAGCTTTCGATCTTCAACACGTTGATGAGTACCAGAGCACCCGCGATGACCATGACGCACGAACACGTGCGCGCCCTCAACATGATCGACTTCTCGTTCCCCGACTGTCCATCAGTGCGACAGCTGTGGCACGAGTACTTCGACATGCTATCCAATGAGGGGCTTAACAATCCGGTCGGCTGGGGACAGCGTCAGAAGAAGAAGCTCGAGATGACCGCCGAGATGGCCAAGGTTCTCGACTACGGCTCGGCGATCACTCACTTGGACGTCGATCGAGTCTATTACCCGGTCGGGTTGGGCGCTCAATCGCAGAGGTCCGACGAGATCGCCGCGGAAGTACTGCGCGTCTTGAAGGCTAGCGGTGGAGTCCAATTCACACCACATAATCCACCAGCAGCCGCCGTGTGACAGTGCGTGTCGCTGAAGCCGACGAACCAAGACGCCGAACGACCGGCGGAAGAAGTAGCGGACGGGAGCTCGAGACGAAGGGCTCGCACCCGCCGCAATTCACGAGGGGACGAAAGATGCAACTGACTAGACTTGAGCGGCTCATGCTGGCCAACCAGTACCGCATGCTGGAGGTGCTCGTCCCGGACGAGGCAGACTCCTACGCCCGTTATCGCGAGGCGTTGGAGTGGGGATACGAGGCAGAATACGAGGGCATCGCGAAGAACGTCTACCCCGACGCGCTGAGCGGCGAGGCCTGCGCCGAGGTCGTGAACATCCTCGATATGTTCAGCGCGCTAAAGCGTGCCTACGGGCGACTGGACGACAAACCCGACGTGATCTGGATTGAGTTCCCGGGCTTCTCTGGGAACGACGAAACCATGCAGTTGGCGTACGCTCAGTTCTTCTGCGACAAAGGTCGATTTCAGGATCTGGACAGAGGTCCGGACAACTTCAACGGTCATATCCCGGTTCTTCCTGCTTACCGTCGAATGCTCGGCGAGTGGCTTCCGATGCCGGCCGAACAACGGTACAACTTGACGAGGGACGACATTGTGAGAATTACATCAGCCGCGCGTGACTCCGGTGCGTGAGAACGGAGCCGCCAAACAGCTGAAGAGGGCGCGCCTGCGCGCAACGAGCGGGCCCGGCCGGAGGCCTGGCAGATGACCGTCTACCGCCCAGACGACCGCGCCGCGTACCGCTACGACTTCTGGTACAGGGGCCAGCGCCACGTCGGGTCGACTGGCCAGCACCGGAAGGATCTCGCCGACACCTTCGAATCGGACCTCAAGCGGAAGCTCCGGGAGCGCGCTGGCGGGATGCCGATGGATCCGGCCGACACGCCTCGCTTCCAGGACTGGGCCGAGACGTACTACGCGCACGCGCAGAAGCGGGTCACCAGGCCGGAGCGGATCGACGACCTACTGCGCGTCGTGCTCCGCTTCTGGGGCGCGAGGCCGGAGCGCGAACACGGGAAGATCAAGATCGTCGAAGGCGAGCCGTACCACGACCTACACCTGGGCGACGTCGTCGCGGACCCGATGTGGATCGTGCGCTTCGAGGACTGGCTCGACGCACGCCCGATCCCCATCTCTGGGCAGACGAAGAACCAGTACCGGTCGGTCGTCTCCCAGATGTTCGCCCTGGCCGCCTCGCCGGCGCATCGAAAGCGCACGGGCATCATCACGAACCCACTGGCCGGCATCGCCCGGGACAGCCAGGTCGAGCGCACGACGATCGTCACCGTGGAGGAGCTCCGGCGCTGGCTCGCGCACGCCAGCTACCACGTCCGCCTGGCCATCGCGATCGCGGCGCTCGCGCCGAAGCTGCGCCTGGCGAACGTGCTCGCGCTCACCTGGCGAGATCATCTCGACCCCGCGCTGCAGTACATCACCGTGATGCAGCACAAGACGGTGCGGGCGACAGGGCGGCCGCTCGTCGTGCCGATCGTCCCGCAGCTGCGCCAGATCCTCGAGGATGCGCGACGTCGGAACCGCGGCGAGTACGTCGTCGCGTATCGCGGCCGCCCTTTGGCCTCCATCCGCGGCGGTCTCGACGGCGCCGCGACCAGGGCGGGCCTGCACTACGGCCTCAAGGACGGGATCACGTTCCACACGATCCGCCACGCGATGGCGACGCTGCTCGCCGAACTACGGGAGCCCGAAGCGATCCGCAAGGAACTCATGGGCCACGTGCGCATCGAGACGACGCAGCGCTACACGCACCTCCGACCGATGCACCAGGTGGCCCCGCTCGAGCGGCTATCGGACGCGATGCCGATCGCCGACCTGGTCACGAATCCGCGCCGGCGCGCGCTCTCCAAGGGCTCCCTCCTCGACCTGCCGCCTGGTGGGAAAAACGGTGGGACTGCCTCCGAGACTGACGGGGAAACACTGGGAAAACGGGGGAATAGCGAGAAGGCGAAACCGGAGGCCGAATCGGTCGATTCAGGCCAGAAAACCCGGCGAAAGTCGCGCTAG